TCCAGTTGGCCCAGTCGGTCCAGTTGGCCCAGTAATGCCAGTAGCTCCCGTTGAACCAGTGGGCCCTGTAGGGAATTGAAAAGATTGCATAGGTGGAAGTGTAGGTCCGATTGAACCCGGATTTAATGCAGCGGAGGATAAAAACTCGTCCAATATAAATCACCTCTGAAAAATTCGTATTACTAATAGTAAATGCAATGATAGAGCAAAGTGAAATGGACAAGCGGTTGTATATGTGAAATTTAACAAAAGCGTTATTTTACACAATTGAACAGTTAACTCAATAAGCTAACTGTTCAATTGACCTGAATGTTATGCAGGAGGATAAACAGTTGCCGTAAGTCCAAGGCCAATAGCGTCAATATGATCAATACTTGCGCTGAGCTGGGCGGTAGTAGCTGCAACTCGATAGGTATACACACCTGCGGGACCTGGGACATCGACAAATGTAAAGTTAGGATGCCACTCACCTGTAAATCCAGAACCTCCTGTGAAATAATTCCCAGTTTGACGAAGTTGTGTCAACAAAGTATTTGGATCTCTGAATAACTTAAATGTATTACCAAAAATAACGAATGTTGCTGGAATTATAGATACGACAGAATAGGTAAATGAACCATCTAGTTTAACCCTTTGATTATCTTCAGTCGTGGTTACTTGGACATCCATAATAAAAAAATCAAAAACTGGAGATGGAATATTCACCTCACTTCCTTGTTGCTCAGTAACAAAAAGGCTTGAACCAGGTCCTGTGTTACCGGTAGGTCCTGTGTTACCAGTAGATCCGGTATTACCGGTAGGTCCTGTGTTACCGGTAGGTCCGGTATTACCAGTAGGTCCGGTATTACCTGTAGTTCCAGAAGCACCTGTAGGTCCAGTGGGGCCTGTAGGGAATTGAAAAGGTGGAACAGGTGGGAGTGTAGGTCCGATTGAACCCGGATTTAATGCAGCGGAGGATAAAAACTCGTCCAATATAAATCACCTCTGAAAAATTCGTATTACTAATAGTAAATGCAATCATAGTGCAAAGTGAAATGGACAAGCGGTTGTATTTTATAAATTAAACAAAAACGCTATTTTAAAACAAAGGGGAATAGGATATGAAAATGCTAGATCTATGTTCTGGAATTGCAGGAATAAGTATGGCAGCGGATTGGGCTGGGATTGAAACAGTAGCCTTTTGTGAAATAGAAGAATTTAATCAAAGTGTACTTAGAAAGAACTATCCTAACATTCCTATTTTCCCGGATTTATATAAACTTACGAAACAATCATTAATAGATGGAGGTGTTGACGTTGATTCAATTGGAGTTATTTCAGCAGGATATCCCTGTCAGGGGGAAAGTCTTGTTGGGAAGCGAAGGGGTGCAGAAGACGAAAGATGGTTATGGCCAGAAGTCTTGCGACTTATTAAAGAACTCCGACCCACTTGGTTTGTTGGAGAAAATGTTGCTGGACACATCACGATGGGCTTGGACACCGTGCTCTCCGACTTGGAAGAAGAAAACTACTCGACAAGGACGTTTGTATTTCCGGCTGTCAGTGTCGGCGCGCCACATCAAAGATACCGGACATTTATTATTGGCCACTCCAACGACAAGTCAAAATTACAAGCCGATCCGAGAGTTGTGCCCTTCAGAGGCAAACGGGAAGCATGGGAAAACACTACCGGGATCAATCGGGGAACACTTTCCAGAACATATTGGGAAGAAAATCAACCCGCAGTTTGTGGAATGGATGATGGGACTGCCACAAGATTGGACGAGGATAGATTGAGGTTCTTGGGCAATGCAGTGGTCCCGCAACAGATCTATCCTATATTTGAGGCAATAGCAAAGATTGAAAGTTTATTATAAAAATTTCACTTTATAGAAAAAAAGCAGCTAGCAAAAGCTAACTGCTCGACTCCAGGGGAATTGGAGACTGGTGTATCTGTATTATTGACGTAATATTGAGTTTTATTCAGGGGTAGAGGAAGTATTTACTACTTAAATTACATCAACTTCTTTGTTAATAAATATGTAAAGCCTATGAGAATCAAAAAATTGAACGAAATCAAAAAGATACTTTTTTGAGGCTTTTTAAACTCTTTTATCAAAGCAGCAAATGCACCAACCACTGCAATGATATAAATAATGATTCTTAATGTATCGGGCATATTTAACACTCCTATTAATTACTAAATTGTATTATGCAGGAATTCATTTAGATATTAAGGAGTAACAACAAGATTTAAGGAAGATTTAAACAAAATAATCCTTTTAAAGAAATGGAGATTTATAGATGGGGAAAAGTCAAAGAGATAAAGGAATGAGACGTGAAAGGGAATTTGCTAGTTTAATAGGCGGTGCTCGTGTACCGCTCTCTGGTGCGATGAACGGGTATTCAAATGATGTGAAGGGTTTAGGTCTTGAATGGGAAGTGAAAGCGAGGAAAGAAGGATTCAAGACGTTATATAACTGGTTAGAGGATGAACGTGAACAGCCAGATGCATTAGCGATTAAAGCTGATAGAAAACCGTGGTTGGTAGTTATGCCGTTGGATACATTTTTGAAAATGGTGAAATAAATGTGAGTTTAAACTAGGGAAGTGAAAAATAATGAGAGAAATAAAAATGCCACAATTGAATGAAAATGCTACTAAAAAGAAAGTCCTCCTTGCATTGGGGATATATAGGAGTTTTATAAAAAATAGAAACAAAACTAAGGATCGAATTGATTATATTAACGATATGAATGTTGCGTTACAAAAGTTAGTCAATGAAGAAGATAAGAAAATTATACAAGAGTATATGTTAAGCGAAAAGGTAAACAGATTTCGTATTATAAGAGAACTTAGTATATCGGAAGGGAGTTATTATAGAGTAAGAAATAAAGCGTTTTATAATTTTGCTTATGTTTTCGGAATAGCTGTAGAAAAAGAATGAACAATATGTAATAATTGTGGAGCTGTATTTACATATGGTAATTGGAAGGAGTTAAGGTTAGTGCGAGCAAATAAAAAAATATATTATTTTTGTATTATTTTATTACTTATAATTCCAATAGTAGTTAATCAATTAATGAGTTTTAATATCGCTAAGGTATATGGCGATACTAATAGCTGGATTGGTTTTTTTGGGAGTTATATTGGTTCAATTATATCGGGTTTAATCACATTTGTAGGAGTATTACTCACTATTAAATTTACTAGAGAGGAAAGCAGAAGAGAAAAACTTCCAGAAAAAATAAATAATATAGAAGAGTGTTTAGATTATATAGAAGATAAGCTTAATGAGATAGAAATATTAATTAGAGTAGATATGGAAGAGGTTTTGTGTAAACGTCCATTTGAAAGAACAACTAAGTTATTTACAGTTGACGATAATTATATTTTAGTAGAAAAAGAGAACCATAATAAATTGAGTAAAGAAAGCGTTAAAAAGATTAGAAATTATGCAGTAAAAGTTGATACAGAGGCTTACAGATCTTTTAAAACCTTTTCAATAAGGATAGAAGGTGATTATTTAAAACATCTTGCACCAATTAAAGGCAGATTACAAGTTTTTCAAACGCAAATAATGACTACATATCAGGATACTGAGGCTATGGTTATAATAAGTGGTAACCTCAATGAACTTGATTTATCAGAAGAGGAAGTAGAAACAATTAATAGAATAAGAAGTGACTTGTACAATGAAGAGCAAAATTATATATATGCTTTACAAGATACATATGGAAAACTTCAAGAGGAGCTTCAAGAGATACTATTTAAATTGACCTTGGAATTTGATAATTAATAATGCGGGAAAAAATTTATATGATAAATGAACCATCTTTGTAAACAGGTGGTTTTTTGATGTTTTATGAGCAAGGGATACAAATAGAAGAAATCTAGTTATAAGAGGGTAAATACTAGGTGCTTGAGTAAATCTGAATTAGGTATATCTATGTTAACATGAAAATAGTAATGCTTATAAATCTGATTTGAAAATGCAACTAGTTGTAAAAAAAATTAGTGTGATAGAGGTGGAAGATTTGGTAGAAGAGAGAAGAAGTGTTAAAGGGTATGAAGAACAGTATGATATTACTCGATCAGGTAGAATTATTAGTAAAAAAAACAACCAATTTCGTCATAAAAAAGGAGATGAATATGGGTATAAGCATGTTCATCTACATAAGAATGGTACAAGGAAACTCTGTAAAACATTTGATGTATGGCGAGACGTGTTCCGTGATGCAGACATAAGTGAATATAAAGGTATAAAATAGGAGGAAACACCAAAAGAATTATTTTGGTGTTTTTTGAAATGGGAATTTTATTATTATAATGCTTGTAAATTAATATATAAAAGGAGTAAGTTTGGTTATGGAACAAATTGTGAAAGAGCTCTATTCTCCAAGTAAGCAATATAAAGTTCAAATAATAAAACGAAAAGATGGTTTGTATACAACAGAAGTTTATAGGTGGATGGAAGATTCTGGATATAAGTTTTGGAGTTCTATTAATCAAGGGTTTTCTTTGATAGATAGTGAAGATCATGCACGAAAGATAGCTGTTGAGCAGTTGAGAGCTTACTCTGGGGTAAGCTTAAATGTTTTTGATGAATAACTTTGTAAGTTTTACTTTTATAACTAAGCGCAGTGAATTAATTTATCTGAGTCTGAAAAATCATATTGGATTGATAGGTGTGTTTTATTTACATATTTATAGCAAGAATTTAATCAGCTAGATTAATCCTAGTAAAGAGTAGAAAAAAATACAGATTTATAAATCTGTCAGTGTTATATTTTATATATGAATAAAAGGATTATTAAATTAGTATGTTGAATTTGATAATTAAGGAGGAATGAAAATGAATACTAGAAAAAAAGCAACAGAAGAATTAGTTGAGTTCCTAGTTTCTGATGAAAAATGTGTATTACTTACTGGAACATATCAAAATGAGAAGCATGGTTTGGTTTTTAGCGTACTCCGAGCAATACAAGAGGGTGTTAAGGTTTTATTTAGAGTTAACAATTTAAATAATGCAGGAGTTTTTCTCGAAGTAGAAGGGGGGAAAATGCAAACAGGGAAAGCATATTCGGCTGGTAATCTAGATATATTTGTTGATTCAATCAATGATCGCTCATGGAATAAAACACCTCGAGATTTAGATTATGCTATTCTATATCCAATTGATGCAGTAAATAAAGATAGTGATAAAAAGAAAATTATAGAAGATTTATTTAATTATCGGAACACAAAAAAAATCTTTCTAGTTAGTTGGACTGATGATCGTGATTTTGGATGGCTTAATGATTATATAGACAGGCATATTATTTTTGATGCCGAGGAAGAAAATCCAGAGTATCATAAAAGAATGCAAAAGTAACGGCGATATGTAAGAAGAAAACCATCCATACTATATGGATGGTTTTCTTTAGAAGGAGTTGTTTGTTAGTCAAATAAGTATCATATTATTGAGTAGCTTCTTCTTCTTTTATTGAATCTAAATAATTTGGGAAATCAATCGCATGTTCTTTTAAAAACTGAATAAAAGTAGTTCTTTTTTCTGGATTTCCGTAAAAAAATGTGTCTAGTGAATTCCTTAAGTGCGCAGGGTGGCTATTGCTTGTATAGAGAGATGCTATACTTTTAACAATTTGTATATCAATAGGAAAATGATTTAAATAATAAATAATAACATCTTTTCTAGAATTGGCATTATTAAAGTCACTTAGAAAATTAGTATGAAAGACAGTATTTTTAAATGTTGAATAGAAGTTGTTATCTTTCAAAATATAAAAATCATCTTCATCTGGTACGCTGTTTTTACATTTGTATATAATTTGTTTATGTGCTTCAGTAAGGTGTTCATTGTCAATTAGTTTGTTTCTTAGAAGGGCACAATATATTTTAAAGTGACTTACATTATTATATGAAGAACTGAATATTTTTGAATGCCATAAATTACGGATAAAAGATGTGTCATATGCAAAGTAGTTTACTTTATGAGGAAACCACGCTAAATATGCCATAACCAAATCGTCATTAGCCTTCATGAAATTTACTAAGTGTTTAGTGATTTTTTCATCATTAAGAGCAAAGAGGCTATCCCAAAAAACTATAAAAGTTTCATTCTTATCCCACAAGATATCACCAATTTCTTTAAAATGATTTAAAATTTCATCAAAGAAAGAATATAATTCGGATTCTTCAATAGCATATGAAATATCATTAATTATATAAGAAATATCGGTATTTGGTGCAGTTAGACTGTAATCATAGTGTTTTTGGATTTTGTTTAATAAAGCTTCTCGACTTCCGTTTACCATTATTTTTGATAAGTTAGAACGCATAAATGACCAAAAGTTTTCTACATGAGATACAGAAATTATATTGTTTTTTGAATGAGCACAGTCATTTCTTCGGTTTTTCCAATATGTAATTTGATTTCGGATATCATCATTTAAAATGAAAATTTCTCTGGATTGTTGACGCTGGAGATTGTCAAATACAGTTTGATCCCATGTATCTTCATTACGTAATCTTGTATGTATGTCTGTCCACATACTTTCTGGAATGTTATCAGGCTTATGTGCATTTAACATACGATCTCTAACTATAGTCTGAAAACAGAGATATGAAAATAATAACGCAGCGCGATATGCGTCTGCTTTATAACATATAATAGCTTCTCTTATTAAGTCCTGAGAGTCTTTTGGTATTTGTTGTGATTGAATCCATTCTTCAAATGGTAATTTCATATTTTTTCCTCTCTAACATGTTAAAATTTACATAATAAGTCTAACATAATAAATGAAAAAAATATCTTTTTTTATTGTATGTTCAGCGGGAAAAGAGAGGTTATGTGATTTTAAGATAGTGCATATTTTAAAAGGGCTGATAAATGAAATGTAGTTTTATAAAGGTTTGGGTGTACAAAGAGGAATGGATAAAAAGTTGATAAAAAATATTAGTAGTGTACCTGTATCATTAGAAATGTAATAAGAACTGCCACGGAAATGGCACTGTATGTCGTTTCTTGATTTCTTTAAACGTCTCGGGTTAGGGCAATTAATTATAGTTTACTCACGAATAAACGTAAGTAAGGGTCCGACCAACGAGGGAGAGGGTTACACCTCTCTTTGAGCCGAGGATGTTCCTTCCGAATGTCCAATTGCTAATCATACTTTCCTCGGTTCAAAGAGGCGTGGGGCACCTCAACACTTTATTTCTCTCTTGAACTTTACCAAACTAATTAGAAGCATCAGCTACACTTACCGATTTGTGTCTATGAGGAACGGTTTTCCGTTTCTCTGACTATATAAGTGGAATGCACTTGTGTAGTGAGAGAAGCGTAGAAATTAAATATGAAAGTAATAAAAGAACACTGTTATGTAGAGAAGTACAGTCTATATACGGTGTTCTTTTTTGTTTACAAGGAGGGTATAGGTTATGCAGGATTTGATTAAGCAATATAACACAACTTTAAGTCAATTGAGAGAAGCGCAGAAGGATGCTAAAGAGGAAGATGTAAAGATTCTAACTGATATGATTAGTGATATTACTTATTCTTTAGAATGGATGAAAAAGGCGAGAAGACCGGGAACTCGTAGAGGGGTTGAAAGGTTAGCTGCATATCAGAGGGAAAGAGCGTGTGATCCGTTGCTTATGCAAAGGTATTTCCGTAGTATGGATGATAATCTATATGAATGGGACAATCATCAGCAAGAACATGCAATTGGCGAATGGGATAAAATTAGGTTAGAAGATGCACTATCTTTGTTAACTGAACGGGAGAAAGAAGTTTATTTAATGTCTAGGGGATATTGTTTAACATATAGAGAGATTGCTAGATGCCTAGACATTACGTGTAGTACGGTACAATCTATGATAGAACGTGCTGAAAAGAAAATAGCAAGACAGGTAAATGAGAGCCTCTTCTGCAATTGCGGATGAAATCTTTCGCTGAAAGAAAAAATTAAATTAATAGGGGGGAAGCACAAAAATTTATTAACAGTTCAAGGATATATGAAAATTTTAAACTAACTTATTTTGGTTTAATGTTACAGATAATAAAATAATAAGGAGAGAAGAAAAAATAAAATTTGTACAGTCTATCCTTATTATTTTATAAACATCTTTAGTTATTACATCAATACTTGTATGTCTTTGGAGAAGACTTTTAGTCCTTTATAATGGAGAATAAACCTTTATTCTCCATTAATGCTCTAGTTTAGTGTAATGAGAAAGACTAGGTATAAAAGAAGTGTATTTTTTATGATATGTAATTAAAGCTCTTTGATGAGCTTTATTTTTTTTTCTTTTTCTTTCTTCTGGCGTTCTTTGTTTTTCCAGGAGCTGGCATTCTATCACTTGGATTAGCTCTGCGCCACCATATAACAGTCTGGGTAGTCTTTAAATCGCTATCTCTAAAGTTACTTTGTCTGTGTAATGGTATTAAGGGTCTTAAAGATTCTCCTATAACATCTGTACTTTGACCGATACGAGTAGCTTCTTTAATTACATCATCTATGTTTTTTTTATTATGTTTTTCCATAGATATTAGATATTTTGCGTAAGTAGTTTCTATATCTAGCATATCGAGTTCGTCATATAATAATTCCAGCACATTATTGATTACAGCGAAAGCTATGCTAGTTCTCTCATAATAAGCTTTTTTTTCATAAGGTGTCCATTTTGTTAGCTTATAATTTTCAGGTGCTGATCTAATATATGCTACTTTTTCTTTATGTACTAATGTTTTATTACCATGTCTCTTTGTAAATGCACTGTTGAAAGGAGGGTCAGATTCTAAGATTAAATCTATTTCTAATATTTTTCTTTTGGTCGGATTTTCGGAAGTATCTAATAGGAATAAATCTATATAATAGATATATTCACGTACATCTTTAGTTGCTAAATTTATCCCATTTAAGTGATTTTTTACTCTTGTGCTAAGGTTTTTTGCTTCACCCACATATAATACTTTTTCACCTTTATCTCTTAAAATATAAACCCCAACTTGTTTGTATTTTTCTAGCTCTTTTTCCTCACAAGCAGAAATTCGATTTACTTCAGTGTATTTAACTTTGATTTCTCTTTCTGTCATAATCCCGTATCCCCCAAATAAGTGTAATATATTAGATTTAACATTATAGTCACACTACTAACTTTACGATATATTTAAAATGATTACGAAAGTGAACCTATTATTGCTAGCTTTTTTGATTAAGTTACAATATTAGAGTAGGTTATAAACTATATCTCCTATTATAGTATAAGATTATAATGATTTTAGATAAAGTTATTTTATTTATTTAATAAAAGGTATAGTTCTTTCTTATTTAACCATGGTTTACGTCTATGTAACATTCTGTGACAATTAGAGCAAACCATTATAATATCCTCAATTCTAGTCTTTTCTCCTTCTTTGAGTTGAGAGACAGGAATTGTATGATGTCCCTCGATATAATCTTTTCCTAATTCACCATATACTTTATGAAAGTCAAAACCGCAAATCTCACAGAAAAGATTTCCATCATGTTGTTGTTTAAAATGTTCTTTTGCTAATCTAATTACTTTGCTATTACGTTCATAGGATAAATGAGTTCTAAGTATTTGTTTACCTTCAGAAAATTTCTCTTCAAGATCGATTAATTCCCAATCAGTATTATTATCGAAGTCTCTTAATCCCCAACACCCATTTCCTTTACCATTTACAGCATAAAATAAGTCACGTTCCCCTTTATAAATATCACATTCACTAGAGTGATAATAGATGGTCTTTCTAATTTGTGCACCTATTGATTGTTCATGCTGATATTTACTTAAGTCTATTTTATTACGTTCCATAACTTTGGTTTTAATTAGACTTAGTATTCCAGTTCCACCTAAATCCGTTAATATTTCTATGATTTCATTCAACCAAGGATTGTTACTTGCCATAGGTATGCCTCCGAGTAAATAGTATTAATCATCAATCGATCTTTTTAAAATTAGTATATCTAAATTTTTGCAATGGAAGCAATTGGTTTTATATAATTGTAGAAGGATTTACCAAAGGATAATAGCGGGAGGATTCAAAAATGAATCAAAATACAATAAAGGAAATTCTTAAGTTTCGAGATGATAGAGACTGGAAGCAATTTCATAACTCGAAGGATTTAGCGATTTCTCTTTCTTTAGAGGCTAGCGAGTTATTGGAGAATTTTCAGTGGAAAAGTAGTGAAGATGCAATCGAACAAAATCTTGAAAATATCAAAGATGAACTAGCTGATGTATTAATTTATTCTATCCTATTGGCTGACCAAATGAATTTGGATATGGAAGAAGTAATTCAAAATAAATTAGAAAAAAACCAAAGGAAATATCCAGTTGAGAAGTCATTTGGATCGAATAAAAAATATAACGAACTATAGAAAACTAAATAAAACAGAAGAGGTGTAAGTGTATGTACAACGTAATACTACAACCCACAGGGAATAAAGTAGCTAAATTTAATTTTCAATCTACAATGCGTAATGGCATTGAATTTGAAAAAATTAAGCCTTTCTTACAACAAGAGGATGCTGATAAGTTATCCGAAATTTATAAGGGAAACTTAATCCGTGTTTGGGGGATAACTCCAAGTCCACAGAAGATAAAACAATGGGAAAAGATTCAAAGAGGAGATATAACTCTCTTTTCAGCGAATAAGCAAATTTTTGCATCTGCTACCATCGCATATAAGATACATAATTTAGAATTAGCAAAGCATCTGTGGGGAGAAACAGATAGTGGTGAAAGCTGGGAGTATATTTACTTCTTAGATGAAATAAAGCATCAAGCCATTAGTTTAAGTGTCTTTAATAGATTATTAGATTACGAAGAGGGAAATCTAATACAAGGATTTAGAGTATTAGACCAAGAGAAAAGTAACATAACCATGAGTGCTTTTGATTTGTACAGTTCTTCTTATGCTCCAATTAGTACAAAGGAAGAAACAAAGAAAAATATCAAAGACATTATAGGTGATTTAGAACAAAGTGCCTCATTGGATAATGAGATAAAAGGCAAGGCGAGAAAAGAGCAAGGGATATTACGTGGATATCTGTTCAATGATAAGAAAACGTGTAACTGTGGAATTTGTGGGAAAGAGTACCCTATAGATTTACTTGTAGCTGCACATATTAAGAAAAGAGCATTTTCTAGCATAGAAGAAAGATTAGATATTGAAAATATAGCCATGCCCATGTGTAAATTTGGTTGTGATGATTTATTTGAGAAAGGGTATATTACTGTCTTGAATGGAGAAATTATTAGCTTGGTTAATACAGATAATTTACCAGAGTCAGTAAGGGATTATATTGGGAGTCTCCAAGGAAAAGGGTGCTTAACGTGGAATAAAGATAATGCTGAGTATTTTGAATGGCATCTAAATTACCATAAAAAATAAGATCATTACATGGTTACCTTTATACAATAAAATGGAATATTGTAAGAGGATATTTAAAAAGCATCCGAATAGGGTGCTTTTTGATTGTAAAAGAAGTGAAAAGATTAAAGGGAATTATATTCCTTTGTCGAAATAAGGTAGGTGGAAGGTGGAGATTTTTGTTGAACGAGTGGATAAAATCTAATTGGAAAAAAATTCTTATGGTATTTATAATTGCAGTAATTACGCCAATTATTATAGGATTGGTACTTAATATACCTACAGGTTATTTAACTATAGGGGATGAAAATTCATGGGTCAGTTTTTATGGTAGTTATACTGGAGGAATTATTGGAGGGATAGTAGCATTAATAATTGCAAGCTCTCAATTAATAAATGAAAGACAAAAGTCTAAGTTAAGTCAGCGGTCATTTTTATCAGCAGCTACAATAGTTGATAATTTTTCGGAAAGTAAAAGTATTAATAGGAAAAAGAAATTTCGTATTATGTTAACTGATGCCTATACAAGGCTAACTGGAACAAAATATGAAACTACTTATTATTCTATAGTAAGACATGGTGGACCAGATGTCATAGTGAATTGTGAATTTACTATAATTGTTGGTAACAGCTCTAGCTTTGAAAAAACTGATACAATAAAAGTATGGATTGATTTTTTTGAAAAAGAAGAAGAAATTCTTATACCATTATGTTCTATAAAGCTAGATAAAGATCGACAAAGGAACCCTTTTGTAAAAGAAATTCAAGCGGTGTATGAGACGTTTGTGGGAGAAAAAATGAAATTTTACCAATCCGAACTAGAAAGTAAAAGAGGGCATTATGTAGTTGGTGATAAGGAAACAGCAATACTTAGTCAGGATATCCAATACACAGCTTTTACACAAAAAGGAGAGTAAACTTAGCACCTTTATTACTAAGGTGCTATTTATTTTGAGTTTTGATAGTAAATATAGAAAGCATAAAAGGGAAAAGGCTTAATTATATTAGCTTTAATTTAATAAAAATACAACATATCTATTTACTTAGGTTAATAGATATGTTGTAATAAATATAGAAAGAACGAAAGGGGGGAAACAAATTGGCAAAGTTAGCACTGATACTAGGAATGATACTTACAGCACTAACAATCATCGAAAAAGTCCTAGTCATCCATGAAAAAGTAAAAAAGCTCAAAACCAAACGAAAACGCCCAGCCAGACGTAAACGCAAATGATTTTGAGCGGAAGAGAGAAGCCCACCTTCTCTCTTCTATACACATTATAACAACTTGCCAATTTGTAAACAATATGAAGAAAACAAGTAATTCATCGAACATCTTAATTATCTTCGTTACACTGTTTTACTTTGCTTATTTTCGAGATTCGATCGAAGCCAGTATTTTTAAAACTGTTTTGGATATCGTGTTAATTATTCTTTTAGTTCTTTATATTATAAATACGTCATTAAGACTTTATGGGATTTTTAAAGAAAAAAGAGGTGAATAAAGTGTACAAGTTTGAGGATAAAGAGCAACTGCTTTCTTTTTTACATGATGAGGTATTAACGACACCAGAGGTAATGGATGTTTTAGGGATTAGTAAAGCGAGAATTAGTAAAATGATTAAAGATGGTAAACTTGTGCCATTTAAGAAGATGGAACGAGTGAGTTTATTTCTACGTGAAGACATTGAAGAGAAGAAGAAAGAACTAGAAGTATTGCGTAGTAAATATAGACCATATGAAGAGGAATAGTCATTTTTGTAGAAAGCTTAATTAAGAATAAGTATTACGATGAAATATTTTAACTTTATATTAAGTTTTATTGATTTTATTTTAACCTCCTTTTATTCTTATATAGAGGAGGTTGATTTGTATGAGGAAATTGCGTAAAGACATTGAAGTAATCGTAAAATTAGTTATATTTTTGGCGGTTTTTACATTACTAACTGTAATATTTAATGCTATAGGAAATATGAAAATGTTAATAGAGATGATTCAGGAGACTTCTAAGTTAGGCATAAGCCTAATAATAGGTTTAATTGCGATTGCAATTGCTTGTATGTCTTTTCAAAGTCAAGAAGCTAGAACAGAGAACAAAAACTTGTATATGAATTATTTGACGTTGATGCTTATTGCACTATTATTTTTGCTAACTATTTTTTTGTTCCCTTATTTACCGATAGATTCTAACAAGTATATGTATTATTTTATTTTTATAGTTTATTTTCTTTTGGGAACAGTTTTGTTAGGTCTTTCTTTAATTGGAACTCATAAAATTATTAAAAAGGCATTCGGATAAAATTAGTTGAAGAAATAATCCTAATATACAGGGTTATTTCTTTTATTATAGAGATAGAAAAAAGAGATGAAGATAAATCATCTCTTTTATACGTTCTTATTTTCAGTAACACCTAAATGCTTTTTTAATGCATCTTGTAACACTTGTGAGTAGTTTACATTATTAGCTTTTCCCATTTTATCAAGCCAATGAGGAATAGTTAATGTTTTCTTTACTGCTTTATTCTCAATCTCACTACGGAATGGTGGCATCCATACTTCTATTAAGCCGATAACTTGATTGTCTGTAGTTTGAATAGAAGTTGGATTAGAAGCGGGCGGAATAGTGCCTTTATTTTCTTCTATTCCATATAGATGAGTTGCTAATGTCTTTTTAGCCAGTTCAAAAGCATCCTCATAGTTATTACCATTAGCATGACAATCTGCTAAATCAGGAAATGTAACAGTAACCTTCTCATTAGAAAAATCAAAAACAGATGGGTAGATGTAGCGATCTTGGTAAGTGCTCATTAGCTTTTCCTCCTGCTAAATATAGTGTAATGGATTTACTTCTGAAATTTCTTGATAATCGAAATGGTGAAGACCAGAATCCATAAAATAATAACTATTAGGTAGATAGTGTCTAACATTTGTAAATTAGAAAAGTCGGTAACAATAAAGAAACGAATTGTTAAAAATAAACAAATAGTATTTAAAATCAATGAAGTTTTTGACATATTGATATGGGAGATGATAATATTTTTTTGAGAAACCCAACCAGTTGGTTGAGTTTCCCAATGGGTTACTTGCGTTTTCTTCGCTTAGGTTTTCTGCTTGGTCGGCTGGAACCTTTGCGTTGAGGACGCTTATTTTTTTCTTCTTTGCTTTCTTTGAGAAGTATGTAAATCGCTAAGATGAAAGAAGAAATCCCGCTTACTTTGTCTAACATATCTAGAATGTCCATCTCCCTTATTCCCTCCTTTCTATACACGTATTATAACACGTATTATAATACGTGTAAAGGTAAATCGGTTAATTTATCTATCTATTTTTATAAAATAATATAATGATATAAATTGTTGAGAGGAAAGCTATTTAGAATATTTGCATTCAATATAAGTCTGTCCAATAAGAGATAAAGGCTTTATTTTTGTCGTACAAAAGCCACCTAATAGTAGATAGGGATTAATAACAATTATGTTATATAAAACTTCATTTACCGTATTGGGTTTCATATAACTTTATATAAAGGATAACCGTTCAACATTGAGCGGTTATTTGTTTTGAGGTGGATGCATGGCAAAGGAATATGCAAAGAAGTTTTATAAATCCACAGCATGGAAGAAGTGTAGGGATTCATATTTTAAATATAGATATGGATTATGTGAGAGGTGTAAGGGGACAGGGAAGATTGTTCATCATAAGGATTACATAACACCAGAGAATATAAATAATCCAGAGATTACATTAAGCTTTCATAACTTAGAACTTTTATGTCAGGATTGTCACAACCGTGAACATCATGAGAAGAATAGCCCAGTTGTTGAAGGAGTAATGTTTGATGAGAATGGGGATTTAATAAAAAAAGAATAAAAATCAAAATAAAAAGTGAACGCTGATATTTCCAAAGAAATAAAAACCCCCCTCTGTCTCAAAATCATTTTCGAGCTCTCGAAGGACCGATGAGGTACCTTCAAAAAATAAATTGGTCATTTCACGTGACCCCCTACCCAAAATGCATAAGAGATGAGGTGTTATTTATGGCAATAAAGAAGGAATTAACAAAAGAAGAACGGGTTAATAAAGAGATAACCAGACTTAGACGGATATATAAAGAAATGCCAAAAGATACCCTCTTGGTAGTAGAGGGGTTAATTGTTGAAGCGGCAGATTTGCGTGTAAGATTAGAAGATGTTCGTAAAGATCTAGATGAAAATGGTTACGATGAAATGTTCTCGCAATCAGAGAATCAAGAGCCTTATGAAAGAGAAAGACCAGCGGCAAGAAGATATATAGCTATGAATAAAAGTTATCAAACGATAATGAAGCAGTTGGGTGATTACATACCTAAAAAACCAGTTGAAAGTAAGGAGAAGGATGATGGGTTTGATGACTTCGTGATGAATAAATGAGGATACAATATCCTTTGTCTTATAACCCAATCATTGAATATTACAGCCTTATTGAATCGGGAAAAGAAATTGTTAGTGAAAAAGTTCGTAGAATATATAAGAAATTAGTTAGTGATATTGGTGATAAAGAAAGTGTATATGAATACGACTCAAAGAAAGCGAACCATGCCATTGAATTCATCGAAAACTTTTGTAAGCACTCAAAGGGAAAATGGGGTGGAAAACCAATTGTTTTAGAAGTATGGCAAAAGGCATTTATTGCAGCAGCATTTGGCTTTGTACATGGAATAGATGGCACAAGAAAATACAGAGAAGTATTACTTGTAGTTGCTCGTAAAAACGGAAAATCTACTGTTGGTTCAGGTATTGGATTGTATTTGCAAATAGCAGATGGGGAACCTGGTTCAGAAGTTTATGCGGTAGCAACTAAGAAAGACCAAGCGAAATTAGTTTGGCTAGAATCAAAGCGAATGGTAAAGAAGTCACCAGCACTATTAAAGCGTATTAAACCTTTAGTATCTGAAATGGTTTCTGAATGGAATGATAGTACATTTAAACCACTTGGTTCTGATAGTGAGACTTTAGATGGACTTAACGTACATGGCGCTATGATGGATGAAATTCATGCTTGGAAAGATAAAAATTTGTATGATGTTATTGTAGATGGTACGTCTTCACGAGAACAGCCAATGATATTTATGATTACAACAGCAGGGACTGTCCGAGAGTCAGTGTATGATATGAAGTATGAAGAAGCAGAAATGTTGTTAAATGGACTTGATGATCCGGATGGATATAAAGATGATCGTTTTTTACCTATAATCTATGAGTTGGATAAACGAGAGGAATGGACTGACCCATCAAAGTGGAAGAAAGCCAATCCTGGGCTTGGCACGATAAAAAAAGTAGACCAACTTGAAACAAAGGTAAACAAGGCAAAAGCAAATTCTTTGCTAGTAAAAAACTTACTAACAAAAGATTTTAATATAAGAGAAACATCAACAGAGGCATGGCTGACTTTTGAACAACTAAATAATCCTGATACTTTCGATATAGAAAAGTTAAAGCCTTCCTATGGAATTGGTGGTTGTGATTTATCTTCAACTACCGATTTAACAGCAGCGAAGGTTATTTTTATGGTCCCAGAAGACCCGCATATTTATGTGAAGCAGATGTATTGGCTTCCTGAAGATTTATTGGAGCAGCGAAGTAAAGAAGATAAAATTCCATATAATTTATGGCACGAGCAAGGAATATTAAGAACAACACCGGGAAATTCCGTTCATTATAAATTTGTCACGAAATGGTTCTTAGAAATACGAGATGAATATGGCATTTATCTACCTTGGATTGGCTATGATAAATGGTCAGCGAATTACTGGGTTGAGGACATGCAAGGGTATTTCGGGAAGGAAGCTATGATTCCAGTTGCACAAGGTAAACAGACCCTTTCTAGCCCTATGAAACTTTTAGGAGCCGACTTGGAATCTAAGCTAATAAACTATAATAACCACACAATTGACAAGTGGTGTCTTTCCAACACAGCAATAGACGTTGATAAAAATTTAAATATACAACCAAATAAAACAAAGAACCAACGACGCCGTATTGATGGCACAGCAGCACTTTTAAATGCATATGTAGTTCTTCAAGAAAAACGAAATGACTACCTCAACATGATTTAAGAAGGAGGTGAGAATTTGGGGTTATTTGATAAGATATTTGGAAAGAAACAGGCTCCTACTACAACTCGTTTTGAAATGATAAACGATAATGGTGGAGGTTTTTTTGCGTGGAATGGGGACATCTATCAAAGTGATATTATACGAGCTTGTATACGTCCTAAAGCAAAAGCGGTTGGTAAGCTCATAGCCAAGCATATACGAGATAACTCTACTGAATTTAAGGTGAATCCAGATTCTTATATGAGATTTTTACTGGAAGAGCCAAATCCATTGATGACAGGACAAATGTTTCAAGAGAAAATAGCTGTTCAATTGGAGTTGAATCATAATGCATTCGCTTATATTAAGCGGGATGATTTTGGTTATCCTACTGAGATTTATCCTATTCCATGTACAACAGTTGAAGTTGTAGAAGGGGCGCAGGGAGACATCTTTTTAAAGTTTTATTTTAAAAATGGTAAGCAAATGACGATTCCGTATACAGATATCATTCATTTGCGCAAAGACTTTAATGATAATGACTTTTTCGGAGAACACCCGGGTAATGCATTAGCACAATTAATGGAGATTGTTACAACCACTGATCAGGGGATTGTTAAAGCAATAAAAAATAGTGCTGTAGTAAAGTGGATTCTTAAGTTTAAGTCAGTATTAAAACAAGAAGATATTGATAGTCAGGTCAAAAACTTTGTGAATAACTATTTAAATATCTCAAATGATGGCGGAGCAGCTTCTTCTGATCCTAGGTATGATTTAGAACAAGTGAAACCTGAAGCGTTTGTACCGGATTCCAAGCAGATGCAAGAAACTGTTCAACGTATCTATAATTTCTTTAATACAAACGAAAATATAATTCAGAGTAAATATAACGAAGATGAGTGGAATGCTTACTACGAGTCAGAGATAGAGGTTTTTGCGATGCAGCTTGCTGGAGAATATACCAGGAAGCTTTTTTCACGTCGAGAAAGGGGATTTGGTAACAAGATTATCTTTGAATCCTCTTCTCTTCAATACGCTTCAATGAGTACAAAGATGAATCTTGTTCAGATGGTAGACAGAGGCTCGTTAACGCCAAATGAATGGAGGGCAATTCTTTCACTTGGTCCAATTGAAGGTGGAGACAAACCAATCAGAAGATTGGATACAGCCTTGGTCAAGGAAGGAAATGTTGCAGGTGAAGGAGGTGATGACAATGAACAAGACGGAAAAGAGGGAACTACTGAGTAGCGCTCTTGAAATTAGGGAATTAGAAAATGGCCTTCGAACAATTTCTGGTTATGCAGTTAAATGGGAAATGAAATCTGTAACAATGGGCTATTGGCAACGATTTAAAGAGCAGTTTAAAAAAGGAGCTTTCACAGAGTCCTTGACTCAAGATGATCAATTAGCTTTATGGAGCCACGACACATCACAAGTGTTAGGACGAACTAAAAATGGTACTCTTCGTTTATTTGAAGATGAGATTGGACTGAGGTTTGAACTAGACTTGGCCAATACAACACTCGGAAATGACACATACGAGACGATTAAACGCGGTGATGTAGACGGTGTTTCCTTTGGCTTCCAAATGGTCAAAGAAGAATGGGATGAATCAGATCCGGACAATGTAGTTCGTGGTGTAACAAAAGCTAAGTTACTAGAGATTAGTCCAGTAGCTTTCCCAGCTTATCCTGATTCGCAAGTTTCAGCTAGAAGTCATGACCCATATAAGCAATTTGTGAAGGAACGCAATCAAAAAGAATTACGTAAAAAACTAATTTTAAAAACATATTTATAAGGGAGAGATTCATTTGAAAACATTACAAGAAATTTTAACTAGGAAATCAGAAATTCGCTCAATATTACAAAGCGATAAGGAAGTAGATTTAGCAGCATTAGAAACAGAATTACGAGATCTTGAAGAAACACAGAAACAAGTTGAAACACGACAAAGATTATTAAAAGAAGCAGAGGAGATTAATAATAATCAAATGCCTGAAATGCGTACAGTTGAAACATTTAACAATGAACCTCAGAAACAAGATGTAGAATTAGAGACTTCTGAAAAACGTGGACAAGCTCTAATGGAAAACCGTGCTGTTACAGTTGGAAGTGGTAATGTAGTTTTACCTAAGCATAGTGCAACGGATATCCGCCCTACTTTCAATGAAGTATCTACATTAATTGATCGTGTATCTACAAAAACATTAAAGGGTGGAGAGAGCTATCAACAACCATACCTCGAAAGCTATGGTGAAGGTGATTATAAAACTGAAGGTACTGATTACGCTAATGTCGAGACAAAGTTTGGATATGCAGACATCACAAAAACAAAGGTTACAGCTTATTCAGAAGACACAGAAGAGCTTCAGAAGTTACCAGCAGCTGATTACGATGGTGAAGTCATGAAAGGTATCACTGTAGCCACTCGTAAAAAGTTAACTCGTGAAATTTTAATTGGTACAGGTGCAACTAATCGACTTGTTGGTATTTTTTCAACAGCAGCTAAAGCGATTGATCCAGCAACAGATTTAGAAATCTCAAAAATTGATGATGCCACTCTAGATGACATTATCTATAGCTATGGTGGAGATGAAGATGTTGAAGATGCGGCTGTTTTAATTCTGAATAAGAAGGATTTAAAATCATTCGCTAAACTTCGTACTTCTGATGGTAAAAAAGTGTACAACGTTGTTTCCCAAGGGAATTCTGGAACAATTGATGGCGTACCATTCATCATCAATAGTGCTTGTAAAGCAGTATCTGATGCAGCGACTACAACTGGTCAATACAATATGGCCTATGGTCCATTATCAAACTACCAACTTACTATCTTCTCTGATATGGATGTACAACGTTCAACTGACTTCTTATTCAAGCAGGGTATGATCGCTCATAGAGGCTCAGTATTTGCTGGCGGTAACGTAATTTCTAAAAATGGATTCTTACGAGTGAAGAAAGCGGCTACTGTATAATAGTCGCTTTTCTTTATGGTATAAGGAGGTTTAACAGTGAGTGGGAAACCATTGAATAAATATGTTGTAAAAAGAGCTTTTCGAGATAAATTCACTTTCATTCATTATAGTGTTGCAAATTCATATGAATCAAATGATGCAGAACGTGTAATGTATCTACAAGATGAAGGTTTCTTGAATAAAGAACGAATTATAGATAAACAAGAAGACTCAAAAGGACCAGTTCATGTTGGAGGAGGATATTACGAACTTCCAAATGGTGAAAAGATTAAAGGTAGAGATGCCGCTTTGGAAGCTTTAAAACAGCTAGAGCAAGTTGGTGAATGAGTATGATGCTTGATGTTGTGAAGAAAGCGGTACGTGTCTCACATAATGCTCTTGATGATGAACTTGAAGATTTAATTGAAGCGTCTCGATATGATTTGAAGCTATCTGGTGTTTCTCATCTCAAGGCAAATGATGATATTGATCCTCTAATTAAAAGAGCAATTATTACATATGTAAAAGCTAATTTTATTTCAGACGCAAAAGAGGCAGAACGTTTTTTAGCATCTTATAACATGCTTAAGAATCATCTAACTTTAGCGGGTGACTATAAATGAATGATATTTTACTATTCCCAGTAATAACAATTACTAAAGACGAATTAGGGCAAGTTGAGGAAAATGAAGTATTTAGTAGACAGGTATTTTGTAAGAGAAAATCAGTTCCTCAATCAGAATTCTTTCAAGCTGGACAAAGTAACATCAAGGCTAGTCATATATTGATTGTTCATGCCTGGGATTACCAGGATGAACGAAAAGTGGGGTACCGAGATAAAAAATATAGCATTTACCGCACGTATGAAAGAGACGATGAAAAAATCGAACTTTATTGTGAGGTGAAAGCGGGTGTCTAATATTGATACTCTTGCAAATGATATTGCTAGGGAATTGCAAAGATACGCTAATTTAGTAGAAGAAGATATAGAAGATGCTAAAGAAAAGGTTGCGACTGATCTTGTGAATGAATTAAAACAAAAAAGTCCTAAGAAAACAGGGAAGTATGGTAAAGGCTGGCGGAAAAAGAAGGATGGCAGTGCGATCATTGTTTATAATGCACTGAAACCACAACTTACACATTTATTGGAAAAGGGACATGCTAAAGCAAATGGTGGCCGTGTAGCAGCTAAGGTTCACATTGCTCCGGCAGAAGAAAAAGCGATAAATGAACTAATTGAACGTGTCGAAAGGGCGATTCAACAATGACATTAGGTGAATTAAAGAAAATTCTTGATGCTACAGGTTATCCTGTGGCTTATTCACATTTCACAGCAACGCCAACTAATCCGGTTCCAGCGCCACCTTATATTTGTTTTCTTGTGGACGGATCAGCGAATTTAATGGCTGATAACAAGGTATATCACAAGATAAATAACTTAAGTATCGAGCTTTATACAAATAAAAAAGATTTAATTGCTGAAGCAAATCTTGAAAAACTCCTAGACAATTATGAGATTCCTTATGAATCCTATGAGGTTTTTATTGAAACTGAAAACCTATTTCAAAAAAATTATGAAACGAGGTTGATATAAATGAGTGAGAACAAAGTAAGTTTTGGATTGAAAAATGTCCATTATGCAACATATGAAACAAAAGATGGGGTAGTTACATTTGGAACACCAATTCCAATGCCTGGTGCGGTTGAACTAACAAATGAACCACGCGGTGATTTAATTGAATTCTATGCCGACGATATGCTTTATTACTCAGCGGATAATAACCAAGGTTATGAAGGAACGTTAAATATTGCACTCCTTCCGGAGCAATTTGTAATTGATGCGTTAGGTGAACAATTAGATGAGACAGATGGTGTATTAAATGAGTTGGCCGATGCAAAAGGTAAACCATTCGCGCTGTTATTTGAGTTTGATGGTGATGTGAAAGCAACTCGTCATGTCATGTATAACTGTTCGGCGAGTCGTCCTAATATTTCATCGAAATCAAAAACAAATTCAGCTGAACCGAATACAAACGAGCTTAAATTCGTCGCGAGTCCAATTATTCTAGCAACTGGTGGTAGACCGATGGTTAAGACAAAGACAACTTCTAAAACTACACCAGCAATCCATGATAATTGGTACAAAAAGGTCTATGTGAAAACACCAACAGCACCAAAAGGAGTGTAATGAGATGGAAAAAACAATTGTAATAGATGGTAAACAAGTTCGACTGAAAAGTACAGCAGCAACTGTTAAGCGTTATAAAGCGCAATTCAGACGTGATTTATTTGCTGATATGATGGCTTTAGGAGCTATTGGTACATTTACACCACAAGATGGTTCTCAGCCTTCTATTGACCTCTCAAATGTAGATTTAAAGAAAATAGATTTTGAAGTAATTTATGATTTAGTTTGGTTATACGCTAAAACTGCGGATCCGAATCTTCCGGATCCAATTACATGGCTAGACGGATTTGAAGAGTTCCCTATTTATGAAATCATTCCAGAGATTAACGATATGATTCAAAGTACAATGGGAGCAAAAAAAAACTAAAGAAAAGTAATGAAGAGCAAGGGACTTTCAGTGATGAAGAATTCACCACTGATTTGTTCCTTGCTCTTTGTTATAAAGCAAAATTAACGAGTTGGGATTTAGAAGTAATGACAATCGGTGATTGCTTTGATTATATTGCTGAATTTGCAGAAATGGAGAATCCAGATAAAGAGAAAGCCCGTAAAGCAAATCAAAAAGACTTCGATGCGTTCTAAATGGACATCATTATTTATTAGAGATGTACTCATTTAAAATGGTTTCAATTGTTAAATCGTACCTTGTGTTGTTAGCAGAAATTTTACCCACATTAATCTCCGCAAAATATTTGTATATTGATATCAAATTGATACAATTATATTGGGGAGTGATGGTATGGATAAGCAAGGGGTTATTTATAAAATTGAAAATTTAGTTAATGGAAAGGTTTATATAGGACAGACAGTACGAAATTACAAGCGAAGAATGTATGAACATCGAAGAAAGTTAAGGAATAATTATCATGATAATCTCATTCTTCAAAATGCTTGGAATAAATATAAAGAAACATCATTTTCTTTTTCAATAATAACCGAATGTGCAGTTAATGAACTTGATGAATTAGAAGTTGAGTGGATTTCTTTTTATCAAGAAAAAAATCTTTCTTATAATTTAGAAAGCGGCGGAAGTACTAATAAAAAACTACACGAACAAACAAAACGTAAATTATCAAAGTATACTAAGGAACTTGGTTGGATCGGTGGAGAACATCCACGAGCAAGAAAAGTGATTTGTATAAATACGGGGCGTGTATATGATTCGATTGTCGAAGCGAGTAAGGATATCGATGCAAATTATGGTGGGTTGTTTAATGTTTTATCAGGAAAAAACAAGTGTGTTCGCGGAAAAGATAATAAATATTATCAATTTGCTTATTATGAAGAAGGTAAAGAATACGAATTAAAAAAGATAAAAAATATTAAAAATCCCAAAAAAGTGATTCTTGTGAATACTGGTGCGGTTTTCAAAAGTACACGGGAAGCATCTGAAAAAACGGGAATTCTACAAAGTCATATATCTATGTGCTGTAATGGGAAAAGAAAACATGCGGGACAACTGAATAATAATGAATTTATCGTTTGGAGATTTGAGGAAGATTATAACCAAAATGAAATTTTTTTATTCGAAAAACGCAAAGCTTCTACGTATAAATCAAAAAAAGTAATTTGTCTTACAACGAATGAAGTATTTCCTAGTATTACTGAAGCATTGAGAAAATTTGGAATGAGCGAAAGGAATAGTGGGATTTCTTTAGTTTGTAAAGGGAAAAGGAAATATGCAGGTAAATTATCAGATGGAACGCCGTTAGAATGGAAATATTATGATTAAGCACTCAATTAGAGTGCTTTTTATTATGTCTCCGAGGAGGTGGAAACATGGCATCCCGTATTAAAGGTATAGTTATAGAAATCGGCGGAGAAACCACTGGACTTCAAAATGCGTTAAAAGATGTTAACAAGCGTAGTAATGATTTAACCAAAGAGCTTAAAGATGTTGAACGATTATTAAAATTTGATCCAGGTAATATTGAAGCTTTAGCCCAAAAGCAACAGTTACTGACTCAGCAAATTGAAAACACCACACAAAAGTTAGATAAATTAAAGGCAACTGAGCAACAAGTCCAAGCACAATTCCAAAACGGAAAAATTTCCGAAGAACAATACCGCGCATTCAGGCGTGAAATTGAATTTACAGAAGGATCGCTTAATGGCCTGAAGAATAAGCTTGGAAACATGAAAGCTGAACAAGATAGTGTAGCAAGTTCAACAAGACAATTAGAAACATTGTTTAGCGCTACTGGGAAAAGTGTTGATGATTTTGCGGGAGCATTAGGAAATCGTCTTGTGAATGCAATTCGAAGTGGAACGGCTACCAGTAAGCAGTTAGATCAAGCAATTGGAATTATCGGAAGAGAAGCATTAGGAACAGAAGCCGATATTGAAAAGTTACAACGTGCGCTTCGATCCGTAGATGCTGGTAATTCGATTCAACAAGTACGAAACGAACTAAGAGACTTACAACAGGAAGCTGGAAAAACAGAGAAAAAGTTTGAAGAATTAAAAATAGGATTAGAAAATGTTATAGGTGGATTGGTAGCTGGTGGCGGTATTGCAACCGCTATTGAAAAAGCAATGGATATGTCAAGTCTACAAACAAAAATTGATATCACATTTGATGTTCCAGAGTCTTCGAAAAAATCAGTGGAAGAGGCTATTAGGGGAGTTAGTACTTATGGTATTGACGCTGAAGAAGCGTTAGAAGGTGTTCGCAGACAATGGGCATTAAATAAGGATGCTTCTGATGAAACAAATGCCGCTGTGGTTAAAGGGGTAGCGACTATTGCAGCATCTTACGCTGGAATTGATTTTAATGAACTTATACAAGAAACCAATGAGATTGGTGCAACGTTAGGTATTACTAACGAGGAAGCATTGGGATTAGTTAATACATTATTAAAAACAGGATTTCCACCAGAACAATTGGATATTATCGCTGAATATGGTGATCAGATGGTTCAAGCTGGATTTTCAGCGAAAGAAGTCCAAGGAATTCTGTCTGCAGGAGTCGACACTAAAAGTTGGAATATCGATAACCTTTTGGATGAAAAATTGTCCCTATGAGTGGTGACATTCATAGAAAACTCCTTTAATTCAGTGAAACTCTCAAAAGAGACAATACTGAGCGAAGCCTTTAACAAAGGAACGTGCAACGACTAGCTGAAAAGCGTAGGGTGTAAGTTAATGACATCCGAAATGGGGAGCATCTTATATAAAAGATGATGATATAGTCTGGTCTGTATAGTGATATACAGAAGTTTATAAGAGAACTGGCAGGATGTTGCGAGTCCTGTTGAACATATCGGGTGTTAAAGAAGGACGTATCAAAATGGCTGAGTTTGGGGCCGGTGTAGATAAGTCTATGCAAGAGGTTTTAGATAAAACAAAGATTTCGGCAGATCAGTTTGCAAAATGGGGTCAGGCAATTGCTGGTGGCGGTGAAAATGGACAAAAAGCTATGCTTGAAGCAACCAAGGCCTTAGCTGGGGTTGAAAATGCAACAGACAGAAATGCACTTGGCACGAAGATGTTCGGTACTCTTTGGGAAGACCAAGGAAAGAAAATCATAGACACCATCTTGAAAGCAGAAGGTAAACAAGTTGATTTGAAAAAAGGAGTAGAGGACTTACATGGTGCTACTTCTAAAATAGATGCAAGCCCAGCAGTGAAATTCCAAAAGGCAATGCAAGATTTACAAACGGCTCTCAAACCTGTTCTTGGAGTTATAGCTGATGTCGTTGCTAAAATAGCTGATTGGATTTCTAATAATCCAAAGCTAGCGGCTACTTTGGCAGCTATTGCAATAGCTATTGGTGTAATTGCAGGAGCATTTATGGCTTTAGCACCAATAGTTGTTGTCATATCGGGTGTAGGGGCTGCAATGATGGGATGGATAGCGTTGTTCGCAATAATTATTGCAGCGGTTGTTGCTTTAGGTATTGCGATTTATCAAAATTGGGATTCCATAAAGCAATGGACCATTGATGCCTGGAATGCAATTGGAGAATTCTTAGTAGGAATATGGGACGGGATTGTGCAATGGGCAAGTGAAGCGTGGAATAGCATTAGTGAATCTACAACAGCAGTTTGGAACTCAATTAAGGAATTTTTAATAGGTATATGGAATGGCATAGTAGAGTTTGTTGTAACGTGGGGAACAACTATTTTAGAAGCATACGTTGGTGTTTGGACATCCATTTTTAATTTCTGTATGGAAATCTGGAATGGGATAGTTGAATATTTAACTTCAGTTTTGCAGGGCATAGCGACGTTCTTTACAGAAATATGGACTTCTATTTCTACATTCTTTCAAGAGACTTGGAATGGATTAGTCGCTTTTGTAACTCCTGTTTTACAAGGGATTGCTGATTTCTTCTCTATGATTTGGAATGGTATTTCTACAGTGATCCAAGCTGTATGGAATTTCATTAATCAATACTTACAAGCGATTTGGACGGCTATTTTATACTTTGCTACTCCAATATTTGAAAGTATCAAGAATTTTATTTCTGAATGTTGGAATACCATTAGTTCTACTACAAGTTTTGTATGGGAAGCAATTAAGAATTTTTTAGTTTCCTGTTGGAATGGGCTTGTAGCATTTGTTATGCCGATTTTTGAACAAATCAAGTCTTGGATTATTACCGTGTGGGATACAATCAGTTCAGCAACAAGTGCAGTATGGAATGCAGTTAAGAATTTTTTACAATCATGTTGGAATGGTTTAGTAGCTTTTGTAACGCCAATATTCACTTCCATAAAAAACTGGATTGTAAATACATGGAACACGATTAATTCCACAACAAGCGCAGTTTGGAATACGGTTAAAAGCTTCCTTTCTAGCTTATGGAACTCAATTGTTTCCACAGCAAGTTCTGTATTTAATAACATCAAAGAAGCTATTTCAACTGTATGGAATATGATTAGTAGTACAAGCAGTAGTATTTGGAACGGTATTAAATCTACGCTTTCAAACATTTGGGAAGGTATTAAATCAACGGCATCTTCTGTATGGAATGGATTGAAAGATGCAATTATGACTCCTGTTCGTTGGGTAACAAGTGCTGTTAGTGGAGCTTTTGAGGGCATGAAATCCGCAGTATTAGGGGTTTGGGATGGTATTAAAAGTGGTATTCGTACAGCTATCAATGGAATTATTCGCATCATAAATAAGTTCATAGACGGTTTTAACACACCAGCAGAATTATTAAACAATATACCAGGTGTTAGTGCACCAACTATTCCTCATGTGCCAATGCTTGCTAAGGGTGGAAAGCCTGTAGGTGATGGTTCGTTTATCACAGGAGAAGCCGGACCAGAGTTATTTACGAAGAAGGGTAATTCAATCACAGTTACACCTTTATCATCGAAAGAAAAATCACTCGGTATTACTGGAACTATGAATCAATTAATGGGTGATATGAGTCGTATGATGGCTAGTTCTATGAGTCAATTATCAAGTTTAAAGTCTATTATGAGTGGTGTGTATGGAAGTATGTCAAATAGCAAACAAGCTATGACAAACAGTGTATCAAATCAAGTATTTAATAACTCATTTGGATCATCTGGTGACGGAGCAATTCCGATGCTTGGCGGTGATTTAGTTGTTGAAGTTCCTGTTGTTATAGAGGGGCGAGATGTGGCGCGTGGTACGTATCGATATACAACCGAGTACCAAGAAAGAGAAAAACAAAGAGACTCAGCCTTTTAGGTTTGAGTTTCTTTATTTTATAAAGAAATGAGGTGTCAACATGAGTTCTTTTACATTTAACAAAATACGTAAAGGCTTTATTCAAATTGCGAAAGGATGGAAAAGACCTACTTGGGCACCATTGAAACGAAATTTTCTAAACGTTCCAGGATATCCAGGCGCAAGATTGTTAAACACACAAACAGAAATGCGCGTTTTATCTATTCCGGTAGGAATTATAGTGCCTGATGGATCTAACTTAGAAAAGTTGAAAGAAGAAATTGCAAGTTGGCTAATAACAGATCAACCCACAGAACTTATTTTTGATGTAGAACCAAATAGAACATATTTAGCAATTGTAGATGATAGCTTTGATCCAGATGAATTTGTAACACTTGGAATAGGAACGCTTAAATTTATTTGTCCAATGCCTTACAAATTAGGACCAATTCGAAACGCAAAAGCAAAACTAGAACAAAATAATATTATTAAAATGGATGCTTTGAATGAGGGAAGTGTGTTTTCAGAACCGAAATTCAAGATACAGGTAGAAAATCCGTCCACTTTCATCGATATTATAAATAAAAATGGAGGTCAACATTTTCGTATAGGATATCCCGTTAAGATAGATGAAACGCCAATAAGTAGGTATGAATTGGTTATGCATGATAAAGCGAATTCTTTAGTGGGTTGGACGGAAGTGGGAAAAGATTTTGTTTCAGATTACGGAATCGTAGCAGGGAAAATGATAGCGGATGGCGCACGTATCATGCCATCTGATTACGGTCAAGGGCAATTTTGGCACGGACCAGCAGTGAAAAGAAGCATTACAGGTGGACCGCTACAAGATTTCACACTTGATGCAATAGTTGAATGTCGCAACTTAAACCCTGCAACTATGGGACGTGTAGAACTTTATTTATTAGATGAAAACAGCGTTGTAGTTGGAAAAGTAGGTATGTTTGATGCGTATAGAAATTCTAGCGAGAATTTCGGTGAGGTTATGGCAGGAAATGGTGACTACAATCATCTGATTATAGCGGAAACGGGTTATTATCGTTCAACTTGGAATGATTTTTATGGCCGTCTACACATTGCACGAGTAGGGAACTATTGGCAAGGTGATATTGCCTTGCTAGATGAAAAAGGAAATTACCATACAGAAAAATTTGCCCAATGGTGGGATACGGGCAATAGCTTTATGAAAAAGGTAGCTCAAATTGTTGTTCATATATGCTCGTTTAATGATGCACCATCATTAATTGCAGCTGTACATGATATTAAAGTGCAAAAAGTAAATAGCAATACAGAACGTCAAATCCCCTACATTGTTCAAAAAGGAGATCTTGTAGAAATCGATTCATCGGATGCGAGTATTCGTATTAACGGAGCAGATGCGATAAATATAAAGGATTTTATGAGTGACTATATACGTATTGAAAAAGGAAAGAATGAAATCGAAATATCCCCAAACAACATTGGACAGGTAGATGTCACGTATAGGGAGCGGTACAGATGAGTAAAGCAAATAATCTATTACACATTGTGGATTTTAAAACAGAACAAATCATAGGTGTTATCAAAGAACAGGATTATTGGGATGATTTACGCCAATGGGATCTTAAAGATAACAAAGATAAATTTGAGTTCACAACAGCTGATGGTACAAAGATAGCGGCATCACTTATACAACAGAACCTTGTCGTTAAACAAACCCGTGACGGTACTTTTGTTTCATACATTATTACAGAAGTAGAACAAGATACAACAGGTCGTCCGAAAAAGATTTATGCACTTGGTGAACATACAAAACTAAAGAAAGCAACTGTAATTAAACCACAAACTTTGCAAGCTACTACAGTCAACGAATCTACAAACTTTGCTTTACAAGGCACAGAGTGGAAACGTGGGATTACTGAGTTTGTCGGTATACGTACCATTCATATTAAGGATTTTACAAATCCGCTTGATCTCTTAAAGCAAATTGCATCTACGTTTGAACTTGAGATTCGTTTTAGAACAGAAATATTGGGATCTTTTATTGTCGGTCGTTATGTAGATTTAGTAAAAAAAGTTGGTCGTGACAATGGGAAAGAGTTTTTACTAGGAAAAGATGTACAAGGCATCCGGCGTATTGAGAATAGTCAAGATGTAGTAACCGCTCTTGTCGGTGTTGGTCCACAAAATAGTGAAACTAGAGAATTTCTCACATTTGAAGAAATAAACAATGGCAAACTTTATGTAGGAAATAATGATGCCTTGCAACGTTGGTCAAAAGATGGCAAGCATTTATTCGATATTTATTCACCGCAAACAGAAGATCAAGACATGACGAAGCAACGACTCAAACAGTTAACCGAAGCAGAATTAAAGAAGCGAATTGATAGTTCTACTTCATATGAGGTAAGTGCAGTAGCGCTTGAAAAAGTGTTTGGTTTATCACATGAATCGGTTCGTAAAGGAGATAAGGTACGAATAAAAGATACAGGGTTTAGTCCACCACTTTTCTTAGAAGCTAGGTTAATAGCAGCAGATGAATGTGACACTGATCCATCGAAAGATAAATATATCTTTGGTAATTATCGTGAAATTAAAGATACACGAAGCCTTATCGATAGGTTATACGCACAAATCATGGGTAGCTTATCAAATAAAGCGTCTAAAGAGTTACTAGATATGTTAGATAAAAAGCTTCAAGAAAACATAAAAGAAACAGAAGTCATTCGAAAAGAATCGGAAGCAGCAAAGAAAATTGCTGAACAAGTGGCTGAAAACTTGAAGAATAATACCGTTGATATTATTGAAGGCGTAAATCCACCAACAGAAAACTTAAAGGATAGAAAAACGTTGTGGCAAGATATCAGCAAAGGTAAGCCTGGTATTCTGAAATTGTGGAAGGATGGTAAATGGGATCCTGTTGTTCCTGATGTGGAATCCGTTAAGAAAGAAACATGGGAACAGGTCAATAAGGGTATTCAGTCCACAAAAGAAGAATTAAATAAGAAAGTGGAAGAAGCTCAAAACGAAACTTCTGGACAATTCAAGCAAGTGAAAGAAAATCTCCAAGAGGTTTCTCTAACAATTAAAAATGTACAAAACTCTCAAGGTGAAATTAATAAAACTGTCTCTGAAATGAAACAAACCAACGAAGGTTTTACTAAATCTATTGCATCGTTAACAAAAAAAGACGGTGAAATCACTGGAAAATTAAATACAGTAGTAGAGACTTCTGAAGGCACAAAAAAAATAATCTCTGAGGTGCAGCAAACAACAAATGATCTAAAGAAAACCACAACTGAAATTACAGAAAAAGCTGGGAAGATCAGTGAGAAATTAGAGAGCGTAGAAAAGAAGGTTGATAACGATAAAGCAGGAGGGCGTAACCTTCTATTAGATTCAAATGTTAAATATGAAAAAACGGATTATTTAATCAATCAATACAATTCGACTGAAAATTTCTCTACAGGTGAGGAATATACCTTTGTAATTAAAGGAAGTGTCCTACAAGGTCAAAAATTTGGAATTTGGCAGAATGGCGGTTCTAACAATGTTGGATATGCAACAAATCTTTACGCTAATGGAATAACTTATGTAACTTTCAAAGCTGTTGCGACTACAAGTGGAAATGAACGGAAGTTAAGTTTATATAACTTTCCAAGTAATACTACAAAAGCTGTTGTAGAATGGGTCGCTTTATATAAAGGGAACAAACCACAGGATTGGACACCAGCTCCAGAAAACCAAGTAACAACCGATGACTTCACCAAGAAAACAACCGAGATTGAAAAAAGTGTAAATGGAATCAAAGAAACAGTAACAAAAGTTGACAATAATCAAAGTGGATTTGATAAGCGTGTAACAGCAGTAGAGAAAACGGCTGAAGGGGTTTCTCAAAACGTTGGCAAGTTACAAGAAACACAAACGGCACAAGGTAAACAGATTTCTGATGCTCAATCTACAATCAAACAACATTCTGATGCACTTCAGATGGCTGTGAAAATGAAAGATGTTGAGAATTATGTTGGTGGTATTGGATCTATTAATGAGATTGGTGACGCTGGTTTTACTCAAGGGAATAAATACTGGGGTTGGGCTACTGGGCACTCTATAGATCCTAACCTAAAGTATAAAGGATACAATTCATTTTCTATGAACACTACAGGACAAACTCAGGATGTATGGTGGGGTGCTTTTAGTCAATTTATAGATTGTTCTCCTAATGAAGATATTGTTACTTCTGCTTACTTTAACACTGATGGAAAAGTTCCAATTGATAATGGTGTATTTATCGAGTTGGAATTTTGGCAATCAAATAAAGCAACCCGAATTTCAACTGCTAGAGAAAGAGTTCAAATCATTAACAATACTTGGGTCAGAGCTATTTGTACAGCTAAAGCTCCGGCAGGAACTGGATTTGTAAGGTTTCGACCATACGTACAAAGAAATGGTAGAGCTTGGTTCTGTATGCCTATGCTGCAGCGAGGTAAAGTCGCTACAGAATTTTGGTTACATCCGAAAGATCAAACTGATGCTGATAAAATGATTGAAGATATTGCTAATAGAGTAGCTACTAAGGATTACGATAAAAAAACAACTGAATTAGAGCGCCTTATTTCCGCAAATGCGGAGGGAATTAAACTTGCTGCAGTAAAAAACGAAGTATATACAAAACAACAGGCTGACGGAAGATATGCGGATAAAGCGTATGTAGAAAAACAAGAGGGACGTATTGAGGTAACTGAAAAAGCGATTACTAGTACCGTCCAAAAAGGCGATATTATCTCGGCTATTAACCAGACAGCCGAAAAGATTTCTATTAGTGTTTCAAAGTTAGATATAAATGCAGATACAGTTGTGAAATGGCTAACAGCAAAAGGAATTGATGCTGATGTTATTAAAATCAGTGGTGATAAAGTAACAATTGATAAGAATGGTATTACAGCAAAAATGGCTGACTTCTTTTTTGAAGATGAGCGTGGGCAGAAATTTTCAGTAACACCAAGGAAGAATCTCATTCCAGATCATGACTTTTCACACATTTCTTTTAAGAATTTTAATAATTATTTTTTGAAGATTGAATACAGTCCTACATGGACAATTATGTCTAATCCATATATTGAGAAACCAGTGGTTAACAATTATGAGCCAATGGTTAATCCGTTGCGGATAGATTTGTCGAATTGGATTCGTTTTACATTATTTGATGGAGTAAAACCAGGTAAGAAATACACATTGTCGGCTCATTTCAGAGCAACTACCAATGATAATCGTGTAAACATTACAAACAAGCCAATCATGAGAGCGGTATTCGGTAAATATAATGGTGACACTCCTGTGGAGCTTGGACGAGCATCGAAAACTTACGATGCACCAAGCATTCAAACTGGGAAAATAGTAAGATACGCTTTAACCTTCACTGTGCCGAATAACTATGTAGAAGGAAATGGTTATGTTTATATTGATTTATTTGGCGAGGGGCTCTTAAATAATATGCAAGCAATTGCTGTATCAGGTGTTCAGTTGGTGGAAGGTGACGTTCCTTCCGTTTATAACTGGGATACAACACATGGAGAACTCGTAAACGGAACACTGCCTTTTTCTACAATTGCACTTGGTACAAGAGATAATACAATTCGGTACAATCATGTGAACGGATGGAACTATATGAATGCTCCACTTGAAATCGTAAGCAATGGTGAAATGATGGCACTCGTTGGGACTGATCGTGCGGGACTCAGTTTTTATCCCCGTGGCGGTGGAGAACGTAGAAGTTACATTGGTCATCTTTACAACAATGAGAATAGATTCCGAATTGAATCAAAAGATCCTGTTGCAACGACACAATCAATTGAATGTAATGGGATTAACGTATGTGGTGGATACTTTGGTGCTAATGCAGGTTCTATTCATTATACAAATGGTAGCTTAGGTTTAGGGTGGTATTTCCATGATGGTAGATGGAATTATGTTGATTTCACAAATATGACTTCTAGAACATAGAGAGGGAGATGAGTATGAATCCAGACAAATTTATGCGTCCAATGCCACCTAATGAACAGTCACCATTCTTAGGTAGAGTAGTTGATTTGAAGAAAGGTGAAAATCAAGTCACCGTTAGCATTCCAAACGATATGCTAGAATTTTGCGGTATCAAGGAAGATACAAAAGTTGAAGTTTGGGGACTTCCTGATGGCACGTTGAATATGCGGATTGCTACTGCATGTGATTTATGTAATAAGGGCGGCAGAGTTTACGAGATTGAGCTTTTCGGTAAAGTAAGTCTTATCTGTGCCGAAGATTATGTAAAGCTAACTGGAAAGAGACCAGGGGCTTCTGATGAAGTAACAATTGAACATGTTAAAGAAGTAGAAAATAGAATGATAGAAAAAGCATTATCAGCAGATCAATATTAACTAAATACGTTTAAATAAGTAGGGCATCCATGAGTTGTTTTTAATTTTGAATAAAATACGGTTTTTATAACAAAGAGGAGCGATTTCGCTGCTCTTTTTATTTTGCAAAGGGGATGAGAACAATGGAAGATGCAATTTTCAATTCAATGATGCAACAGGGAGCATTCGCAGCATTATTCGTGTGGATGCTTTTTACTACGCAAAAAAAGAATGAACAGCGTGAAGAGCAATATCAAAAGGTCATTGAAAAGAACCAGGGTGTAATTGAAGAACAAGCAAAAGCCTTTAGTTCATTAGCAAATGATGTATCAGATATCAAACAAAAAATTATGGGGAATGGTGATGTAAAATGAAAAAATCTATTAAAGTATTAAGTTCAGTTGCAACGGCTTCTATTATTTTATTAACATCTGTAGGAAGTGTTTTTGCAGATAGAGAAATGATTATTCCAGATTTACCAAAGCAAGGATATAGATATGGTGTCGGTGCATATGAGGGGGTAGTAGCGCATTCCACAGCGACACCAGAAGCACCTGCTATCAATATTAGAAATTATGAAGCTAGAACATGGAGAAATGCTTTTGTACATTATGCAACGGATTGGGATGAAAACATTCAGATTGCATCTACTAAATATCGTGCATGGGGTGCAGGTCCAGCGGCAAATGCTAGATTTGTACATGTAGAGCTATCTGAAACTAGTGACTCTATTAAATTCAAAAAATCGTATGAAAGATATGTAAAGTTGCTTGCAGAAATATTAAAAGATAGAAATATCCATCCAAGTGTTGGGCTATGGACTCATAAAGATATTACTTACAAATTAGGTGGTACAGATCATGAAGACCCAATACAATATCTAAAGAGTCATGGTGTATCAGAATCCCAATTTAGAAACGATGTTTTAAAGGCATATAATGGTGATTCTGTATCGGTTAAACCAAAACCACAAGAACCATCTGGAAGTGTAACAGAAGCAAGTGATGTGGCTTATATTGATGGTCAAAATGTAAACCTTCGGTCTGGACCATCCACAAGCAATAATGTCATCCGCAAGCTACAAAAAGGTGAATCATATAAAGTTTGGGGTAAAGTAGGAAACTGGTTAAACCTTGGAGGAAATCAGTGGATTTATAACGATACATCATACATTCGCTATAAAGAAGAATCTTTATCTGTGGAAGGCAAACGTGTTGTTTCTAAAGTTAATAACCTACGTTTCTATGATTCTCCATCTTGGCAGGATAAAGATGTTGCTGGTACTTTAGATGCAGGAGTAGGATTTACAATCGACGCAAAGGTAAATGTCAATGGGTATCCGCAGTATCGTGTTTATAATTCGAAGGGGCATAAGTACTACATTACGGCTAGTGATGCGTATGTGAGTGTGAAGTAATAGTAAAGCCGACTCATATCAAGCTGAGTCGGCTTTGTTTAGTTTTTATTCTTTACTTTTTATAGCTTCTTTTAGTATTTCAAGGGTCTGCTGTAACCATTCTATAGCTGTTAAGTTTAATGCAGGGAAATAAATGTAAGCATTATATTTAATAAATTCCTCTTTTTCACTATCAGTTAGATTACTGTTTAAAAACAAAAGTATATCATTTTTGGTATTTTCGATACATATTTTAGTAACTTCCATTATAAATTCATTAAGAGCTTCCTCAGGTGATTCAATATCTTGGTGAAATGTTCCTGCTAAGAAATCACCTAATTCTTCATAATGGCTATATTTATTTTCCATACAAATTCTCCTCTACTTTTCTGGATATCCTGTAATAATAAAACTTCCTTGGTTATCTTTTTTCAAAACAATCACAGCATTTTCCACATCTAAAGCACCATTTGATCCTCTTTCGACATATCGTCCAAGTATACTATTACCGTTATATCTTAGCGGTAAGGTTGGTCTGCTATTAGGATTGTTTAACCACCTATTTATTTTTGCTATATTTTGTGGATTACTTAAAACTTCATTAGCTACTCTCTCGGCTATAGCCCTATTAGTGAAAGATGATGATGCTGGTATTCTAGGGTCACTTTGTAATCTTTGCAATAGTTCTGCATCCGTTTTTTCTACGTGTTTTTTGATTAAGTGACCACCTCTTCTTTGGCCAGGTTTTGCCTCATGGGCAATTAATCCTCCTCCTGGAGCTAACGGACTAGTATCTCCTGGCTTTATAGCATTAGTATTAGTATTTCCACCAGAATTAGCAAACTGATGAGTTGATAGCTTTTCTTCAGCTTGTTTAAAATCAGGTATATCAAATTTAGAGCGTATATTATTTCCGCCAGAGAAAGCATAAGAAACATCTTTCTTAACAGGTTGTAAAATATCAGATACTTGCTTCAATTCTTTTACTAGCGTTACGCCTTTAGCTAATGTACTTGCTCCACCTGCTCCTTTTGTGACGAGGCCTGCTCTACCTAGTCCCCTATCGAGAATTAGACCGATGCCTATTTGGGTTAATCCATAAGTAGTCCATTGTGTAATGCTCTCTGCATCTCCATCTATAATATCTCGTTTCACAGTACTTGAAAATGCATGCCACATATTTTTTGTCGTTTCATCCAAATGTAAAATCGCATATGTAACATTAATAAAAGTTCCTATATCCATATTACTTAAAGCTTCCATGGACTTGATTTCATCTTCAACAGCTTTCCCTGTTCCGATTACAGTACCATTCCACATCTTTTTTACTGTTTCGAACATTTTAACTACATCGTCTACCTTATCGTCCCAAGCCTTTCTAATCGGAGATTTCTCCTCTAGCCTACCGCACATTTCTCCATCTTTAATCGAATTGTCCGCTTTACGTGCCCTATCTTCTTCTATCGCTTGAATAGACGTTGCCCATTCCATATTCAACCCTTGTGTACTAAATGTACCACTTGTAGGACTAAAACCTTTTCCACTTTGTACTTCTGCAAGCCCCGTAGCAATACTAGTGGCTAGTTGGAGTGCTGTATCATAATTACTACTAGAAGTATAATTGAATTCATGCAGGTGTTCTAACTTTTCTTGCAGTTTCCGTTTCATCATATCAAAAATACCCATCATCGCTTGCATAGCTGGAAGGACATTACTAATCCCTTCAACACCTGCTCTCATTCGGTCAATCCCTCGAATTTGTTCTAGTATTTCTTGTTCGATGACATCTGTTGAAGCTACCTGTGATTGAAATTGACTTGGAAAGGCATCATTCTGACGGATTAGTTCTTCACACAAGTAAATGATTCCTTGTGCTAATGGACGAAAGGTTTGTGCAAAGAATGCTTTTGCACTGCTATAAGTTTGTCCTTGTAGAACAGTATCCATTGCAAAAGCATCAATCGACTGAATAGCTTGTTCCATACCTTGAATGGTAGCGGTACATACAGCGTTCATACTTTGTGTTTGCGTATGTACTTCCCCTAGATACATATTCAAACTCATGAATTGACCTCCTTTGCTAGATTCTGTTTTTGATAGTAAAGGTCATTTTCTAAGTCACTAAGATTTCGTTTTTCCTTAAGTAATGTTTCTTTTTGATTTTCCAATTCGAAAGTAAGTTTTCGCTCAATATATTGTGCATCTTGACTCATATTCATAAAAAACAATGACATTTCTCTATCTCTATGCCAAGTTCCTAAAATACGGTCAAACAAACGATGGTTTTGATTTTTCCATACATGAAAATCCTCTTCTACTTGTTCCTGTGTTTGAATCGCAGATTGATTCCGATTCTGTTCTTCAAATACACTTCGTAATTTTTGATTTAATTGATTCATTTGTTTTTCAATGTCTTGACTCATCTTTTTCCTCCTACCGTTTTACTTTACGTAGGTTATCACATTAGCGAAAAATATTTTGAAGTTCTTTATCCATTCTCTCAAACTCGTTAGCTACCGAATGAATATTATCAACCGCTTGTTGAAAGGCTACAGAAAATTGTTTCGTCAAATCTAAAACTTGTTGGTTCGCTTCCTGTGCTTTGGAGTTAACAGATAGTGTTGTACGCGTCGCCTTTTTTATAGAACGATTTGTTGCACTTTGGATTGTATCCGAAGCTGCCCTCATTTGCGTTGCGATTTGTGCAGCGCTTTGAAAATTACTTTGAAATTGTCCCATCGTATAAACCCCTTCTATACTTATTAGAGCATGAAAATTATACCATATTAGTATAGAGTTTTATATTGACAGAAATAGAGAACTTTTGTTGGTAGGATGTTTTTTAGAGTCCGAAAGGTAATTCAATTATAAAAATAGCCTATCATCATCTTTTAATATTAATGGGAAATTTATATTGTATTTACACTACATTAATATTTAATTGTTAAAATTTCACACGTGGTAAAATGATAAATTGATGGAAAAGGGGACGAAGTAATGGCACAGACACGGTCGAACTTATACGAAATATCAGTAAATGGTTCACCACAATATAAAGTAAAAAACTCAAAAAGTAGTATTTTCTATATTACAGCTAGTTCAACATATGTAGAAGTAGCATAGAATAAAAACGCCGATTCCAATTAAGGAGTCGGCGTTTTTTTTATTAAGATGTTTAGAATTTACTTTTAGACAATGCCTTTAATATAGGATTTATGATTTTACTTAATAAACGAAACCCTCTAAATATAGATTGAACAACCTTCAAACTATCTCCCTCCCTTAAATTAAGCTAATTATACCAAATTCTTTTAATGCAAATTGAAATAATGTAGACGTATTAAAAAATAAGTAATAAAAAAGCCCTTCTCGTATGAGAGGGCTTTGCTATTTTATAAATCAAATTGAACTTGTTGACCATCAGTAATCGTATCATACGACTTTTGCTGGTAGGTTGAACTTGTAATGAATTTGACATTAGTAATATCTTTTGGATCTCCATTGAAGAACAAACCTAGGACACGTTCTTGTTTAACTTTTCCAAAGTATTCAAAGGAAGTGTTTTTTTCTGTAATGAAATTGCGATTTGCTTCTAACTGTTCACCATTATTTAGTACTACCTTGTCAAAATTAAGGAAGTTAATATTTTCATCTGAGGTATTTTCCACTGTGTAAATAACTTGAATATAATTCAGTTTTCCATCGTTAGTGGGTGTTGTTTGATAGACTTCTTTAGCCTCAGTTAACATTTGTTCTGGAAGGTCAGATAGTTGAAATAGCTTGATGTTTTGAACAGTCATTTTAATTGGAGCTACATCAATAGTTTGATTAATTTCTTTAATTTTCATTAGCTCAATAACTCCGCCTTGAGCATTGTATTTTTGCTTTTCTCCAACTTTAGTTAGTACTGTTTTTTCGTTAGTTTTCGAATTGCTTTCTTTAATACCTTTTTGGTCTGAGGCAGTAGGTGCACTCTTTTCTTCTGTTTTTTCTTCTGAGCCACAAGCCACAAGTGCTAGGGAGAAAAATACAGAGACAAGTAATAATAGATACTTTTTCAAATTAGTTCCTCCTAAAATATATTGCGATATTAAGTATAACAGATATAAGTTAGTTTTATAGGATAAAATTAGATTTACAGGAAAAATATTCTTAAATAAAGTTGACTTAAGTCAACTTATTGTGTATAATAAGAGTATAAAGAACAGGAGGTGAACAAAGTGGATTGGTTAATAATCTTAGGAACGCTAACAGCAGTCGCAACATTCTTTTCCCAAGTATCAACAGTTGTTAAAAACAGCGTAGATACATACTACAAAATCAAAGAGGAAAAAGAAAAGAGTCGCTCCCGCCAAGAAGTCGACTCTGAATAACACCACAGGGGAGAGTAATCTCCCTTGTAACTAAGATTATAACACATTCCATATAATATGATGAAAAAGTTTATTTGGACGAATATTCCCGTAGTTTTGATTTTAGGATTTATCTTAGCAATACTGGATTATGACAATTTAAACACATGGGGCTATGTCTTAATAGTATTTAGCATAATATCGTTTGTATTAATGATAGTAAATATAATTACTATCTATATAAAGGAGAAGAAAAATGTATAACTTTGAATCTAAGGAAGAACTAATAAAATTCGTAAATGATGAAATTGTGAATACTTCAGAGGCATTGGAGATTTTAGAATGCTCGAGGCAGAATCTAAATAAGTTAGTGAAGTCAGGGACGTTAGTGCCGATTAAAGAGATGGTTCGAGATAGGCTGTTTTTTAAAAAGGATATTTTAAATAGGAAAGAACAGATGAAAAAGTAACTAAGAAGCTGGCACATTCGTGTCAGTTTTTTTGTCGGAAAATTCATGTGAATATACAGTGTAATAATCTTGGGAGCAGATTTGTTACGTTGTAACCAAGGTGCAAAATTCATATTTTATATACTGAATTTTCTTGTGATTTATATAGAAAATTTTGGTCAAGTAAATAGTTATCTTTCATAAAATTTAATAGATTTAAAATTATATTATATGAATATTGTATTTTTGTAGAAAAATAAACTTATGATTAAACTTCGAAGAATTGGGGAGATTATTTAACTGAATGTCATTAAAAGTAATAGAGCGATATTAGAAGGAGAGATTAATAATGAGTTATGGAAAGTCTTTTTACATTGTGGATGAAAAACCATATTATTTAAACAAAGTGCAAGCGGCTCGATTAGTAGTTCCGGCGAGGAATCATCATTTATTACATGTAGCTTCAAGGTTAGCTGATTCTAATCGTATGGGAATAGATACAGGGGTTCCTAATAATTTTCTTGTAGTTCGAGGAGATGCAAATAAACTTGAAGAAATTCATAATTACGAAGATATTTATTGTACACGTAGCGTTTTTACGACAGAAGGTGGAAGTGAACTTATTTTAACTAATGATATTTTAGTGAAATTTTCACCTGCTATGAGTGAAGAAGAACGGCATAACATTTGTAGAAAAATGAACTGTATTTTGATTGAAAACAATGATGAAAGTATAAGCCGAGTTAGGGTCTTAGATACACGTGATGATGCACCGTTAGAAGTAGCTAATAAATTGTATGAAGAAAAGAATATTGAATTTGCAGAACCAAATATGCTCGAGGCAGCCAAATATTTATCAATTCCTCATCCTCAAGATGAATTGTTTATTAATCAATGGCATCTTCATAATAAGGGACAGGGAGGGGGAAAAATAGGTGCTGATGTAAGTGCACTAAAAGCTTGGGAAATTACTCAGGGATCACCTGATATTTCTATAGTGGTACATGATAGTGGTGTTGATATTGGTCATCCAGATCTTATAGAGAATATTAGCAGTGGATGGGATTTTGATAATAACGATCCAGATGCTTCGCCAGATTCTTCAAGTAATTGGGATGCGCATGGGACGGCATGTGCAGGAGTAATTGCTGGTGCTCTGAATGGAAAAGGGGTAGTAGGAATAGCTCCGAAATGTAAAATAAATCCACTTAGATCTGCTGGCTCTCATACATGGGATGAATGGGCTAAAACATTTGAGTGGGCAACACGTCATGGAGACATTATTTCTTGCTCTTGGTCGATTTCACCAAGTAATATTCTTGCACAAGCAATCAATAAGGCAGCGATGGAAGGCAGAAATGGAAAGGGTATACCAATATTTTGTGCGACTGGTAATGATGGTGTTAACAGTATATCTTTCCCTGCAAGCTTAAAGAGAACTATCGCAGTAGGGGCAAGTACCAATATAGATATTGTATCTGAGTATAGTCAATATGGTCAGGGAATTGATTTTGTAGCACCAAGTAGCCCATGTAACTCTTCAGACTTGCCATGTAAACCACCAGCTGGGGATAATGGGACTTTAAGAATAGAAACAACGGATATTCGTGGAGAATTCGGTTATAACTTAAACTCTGGAAGTGAAGGTGATTATTGTCATGGGAGTGACAATACTGGTTTTGGTGGCACTTCATCCGCAACACCACTGGCAGCGGGGGTAGGAGCGTTATTATTGAGTGTAAATCCGAATCTTACTGCTGAACAAGTTAGAACAATTATGAGAGAATCTGCAATTAAAATTGACTCAACTAATGCTAATTATGATGAAAATGGCTGGAGTGAAGTGTATGGTTATGGAAGGATAGATGCAGAAAAGGCAGTGAAAATGGCTCAAAACATGTAAAGGTAAATATTTATTTCCTATTTAATATTTTCTAAAGAGCTGTTTATTATAACCGATAATAAACAGCTCTTTTAATGGGATTTTTAGGTTTGGTCGGAAAGGATTATTAATTTTAAATTATATAAAGGATACTGTATGGTTTAATTCTTAAAAATTTTCATTCCGCACATACACCCACGAACCCACCCACAATTCACCCACAAAATTAAAAAAAGTGATGCCTCACTATGAAACATCACTTTTATAAAACTTTGATAAATCAACGTTTTTGGCATAATTTAAAACTTGATGAATTCAGAGGATATATTCCGCACACAAGTTCACCAATGGGAACGCGATCAATATATGTCTCTATACTAAGAGAGAAAAAAGCCCTGATACTACGGTATCAGGGCTTTTTTCTTTTTTATAAAGTTAACTTCAAGTGGCGCAAAATGAAAAGAAACCACAAAACAGCCACTAAAAATCTTCAGTATAAGAGTATCTTAATAATAGGGATGGTAATTTCAATAAACCTTTATTAGAATCGGTTCTTTTTTCAATAAATTGCTAGCGCTAAAAATTTAATAATTTTTTACTGCTTGTACAACGCGACCAATGATTTTTACATCTTCAGCTGAAAGGTCGTAAGTCTGTGGTTCATGGATAGGATCATTACTCAATGGTATTAAAGTAATGATGCTTCCAGATTTTGAGATTTTTTTCACAGTTGCATCATAACCATTGACTTTTACAACAGCAATTTGCCCATTCTCAACATAAGGAGTTTCTTCTACCAGAACATAAGAACCATCAGGGAATTCGAGATTCATGCTAGTGCCTTTTACAGTAAGATAAAAATACTTTTTACGTTTATTTAAAAATGTACTTAGCATTGGTAAATAACCCTCGATATTTTCTTCGGCGAATATAGGTGTACCGGCTGCGACAGAACCAATGATTGGGATATGGATAATGTTTGATTGGTCGTTTTGAATGGTTTCATAAATAGAAACTTCTTCTTTAACTGTATTATCCCCTTTAGTTGTGAGCACCTCTAAATCATCAGTAGTGATCCCTAATCCCTTACAAACTTTTATTACATTATCAACAGATGCTTTACCGATTCCTCTTGATAACATTGATTGCAGTGTTGTGGGAGGGAGCCCGATTTTTTCTGCGAAAGCTCTTTTGCTATATCCAGCTTCTTTTATTAAGCGTGTTACAATCTTTGCTTTTTCCATAAACTTCACCATCCTTCTTATAAAATGTATACGATATTGAGTATGTTTGTTACTATCATAACTTAGCTGAATTTATAAGTAAATAGTGTTTTGTACGATATTGAGTGTATTTCCCTATTATATCATTGACTTTGTACGGAAATGCGTATATATTAAAGTGGAAATAAACGCAATTTCGTATAAAAATTAAGGAGGTGAGCTAATGTATCCGAATCTGCGTGCAGAGATGGCGAGAAAAGGGATTGTAATTACCCAAATCTCTTCGCATCTGAATCTTCGCTACGCAACAGTGTGCGACAAAATTAATGGTAAATTTCGTTTTTATTATGATGAGGCTCTTGAAATTAAGGAAACCTTTTTTCCTGATCATAATTTAGAATATCTTTTTGAATTTGAAGAAAACAAGCCGAATTGTAGTGTGAAAAGAAACCCTACTTTTTTGGAACATAAAATATTGAATTTTTAACTCAATAACGAAATTATTAAGCAAAGCTTTATTGGAGAGTTAAGGAAATATTTTATATTAAATCACATAATTTGAATGTTGAGGATTGGTTAATGCCCAAGAAAACTGGTAAATAATAACAATTGATGCAAGGGTATGTAAATGTAAGGAAGGTAATTGAAAATTAAAGATGAGGAGGAGATCAGAATGGATCACTTAACCGAAGTATTAGTACATAGTGAACTAGTATTTGAAGTTAATGGTGAGGTAGTAACGGATAGTTTGGTAATTGCGAAAACGTTCGGGAAAGATCATTACTACGTTTTGGAGGATATTGTAAAAATATTGTATATGCGGGTGAAGAATTTGCGCAAGGAAATTCTTACGAGTCCACTTATATCAATTCACAGGGTGAGCGCATGTCTAAATACAATTTAACTGAAGAAGCTTTCGTATTACTTGCTATGGGGTATAACTCTAGAGAAGCTGTGCAAACGAAAATTAAATTTATTGAAGAGTTCAAACGGATGAGGAGGTATATACAAAGTCAGAACAAAATACCAAAGGATGCTATGGGAGTCCTAAAGTTAACGTTTGCAGCTTTAGAAGGACATACGCAAGAAATACAAGAGATTAAGACTGAAGTGAAGGGGTTACGAGAAAACGCTCCGCTATACGCCATTGAATGTGACGAAATAACAAAGGCTGTAAAAAGGTTAGGTTTTTTGTTATTGGGGGGTAAAAATTCGAATTCTTATCAGGATAACAGTCTTAGAAAAAAGCTGTATAGTGATATTTATAGTCAATTACATCGAGAGTTTGGTGTGAATAGTTATAAAGCTATTAAACGTAATCATTTGGATAGAGCTATACAAATAATTAATGAAGAATATTCAATTCCAACAGTTTTAAATGAAGAAATTAAAGTTAAAAACTCACAAATAAATATGGCAGAATTTCAATAGGAGGAAGAAACATGCAACGGAAAATTTTAGTGATTACTGGCAATTTAGTAGGTCTACCAACTGTCAGTGAATTTAAAACAAAAGATGCCGCAAAACAGCAGATTAAAAAGCTTATCCAAAAAGGAATAAGTCCAAATGTTATTCGTATAACACAAGAAATTTCTATGAATATCGAAATTCAAGTTGATGTTGAATTTGAGGAATAAGAAAGATTTAGGAGAAAAAATATGGATAGCATGATGGATTTAAATGAGTACATAAAAAAAGAATCCGTTGCAGCGGATTTTATAAAAAAATATCTCTGAATAAGTATAACATTGAATATCGATTTTGAGAATTTATGAGGTGACTAGTATGGGGATTATTCGAGTGAAAAAAGATAGTAATTATTCCGTCATAAATAATACTGGTTTAAAAGATAAAAGGTTGTCATGGAAGGCAAAAGGAATTTTGGCTTATACACTTACACTACCAGATGATTGGACTTTTCATATTAGTGAATTAGCTCAACATGCAAAGGATGGAGAAGATTCATTACGTACAGGTTTTAAAGAACTAAAAGAATTAGGGTATGTAAAGCGTTATCCCGTTCGTGATGAACATACAAAAAAAATTAAAAGATGGGATACGGAAATTTATGAAACACCACAAAAGAGAATTCCACAAGTGGAAAAGCAAGATGTAGGAAAGCCATATGAGGAAAATCCGACACTACTAAATATCAATAAACTAAATACTAAAATACAAAATACTAATCATGATGATAAGGATAAATTAGAATCTCATATATTATTCGGTAGAGAGTTTAAAAAAAATTATAATTTTTTAAAAGAGAGAGGCATTCCGTTAAGTGAAATTGCATTTACGGAGTTAGGCGATTTTTGTGATTTGTTTAGTAGTGAGTTAATTCAGTATGCAACTAATAAAGCTATTGATGAGAATGCACCAAGATGGAACTACGTTAAAGCTATATTGAGTAATTGGAAGGAGCAAAAAGTTAAAACATTTGCTGATGTGACCGCGCTAGATAGACGTTTCAAAATGAGTAAGAATAAGAAATTTAATGAATCAGGTAGAAATTATTCGACTAGAAAAGAGCTTGTCCCAGATTGGTTATATAAAGATGACGAACACACGAATCAAGAAGTGGAAAGAAAACCCGCGCAGTACACTGAGGAAGAGCGTGAGAGATTAAAAGAGGTATTAAATAAATATAAGTCTTAAGAAAAGATAAAATGGTCGACGACTTTGGTGTTTAAAAATGTATTATCTTAATGCTAAGATTAAATGATTATATTCTTCAAAAATGTTTGATGTATATTAAACATCTTTGAAGATATTCGTGAATGTTTGGAGCAAGTATTAACAATTTGTGATTTCTGTTTGATTATTAATGTCTTACAAGGATTGTTCGAAGGGTGTTTTTCATTATCTATTCAGGAGTTAATTACAGTATTGGAATTCTAAAGAGAAAATGAATTTATAAATAGTAGGAAATGGTTGTGTTTATTAAATGAAAGATGTTCTACAAATAACAAAGATTGAAAAAGCCAATAAGGATATAAGTTTTATTAAATTAGTAGTATTTAAATTTACAAAAAGGAAGTAGGTGAATCGTCAGATGTTTGAATGGCTCAAAGATTATAAGAAGTTAGAAGAAGAAATCGCTTATTTAGAATACAACTTAGACAAATCAAAAGCGGAATTAAAGCGCTGGACTAGTGGGGACTTGCAAAATGTACGATTAACCGCTGAGTCGGAAGGGGCTAAGGTAGAAGACCGGATTGAAGCAATTGAATATGAATTAGCTCATAAGATGAATGAAGAATTTGATTTAAAGCTTTTGATGAATAAGTTTGCAGGACTGGATCATCAAATACTTAAAATGAAATATGTTGATGGAATGACCTTAGAACAAATAGCATTTGAATTGCATTATAGTACAGGCTATATTCGACGCAAACACGCTGAAATAAGAAAAATTGTCAAGTTTTTAGATGGATTTTAATGTTACCTTTTTGTAGGGTACATGCGGTGTACAGAAAGTATTGAAAAAGTGATTTATAGTAGTAATATAAGATTTCGACGAAAGAGCAACTATTTTTATGGTTGCTCTTTTTGTTGTGAAAGAAGGTGAGCAACATGAAGTAATTTTATAGATTAATGGGTATTTGGCTGATAACCATATGTAGTGAGGTAGTAGTTTTTTAGACAAAAATAATAGGAAAATAAGGAGATGTTTAGTAATGAGTATATTAGCTGCTTCAGTTAAAACAAAGAATCTGCCACAACAAGTGTTACGTTGGCAATCAATGGTAGAAAGTGAATGTGCTGCACAAGGTGTTTCGGAATTAGTTCCTTACGTACTTGGAATTATTATGGTGGAAAGTGGAGGGAACTCTGAAACAACACCGGATATTATGCAGTCAAGTGAATCACAAGGATGGGCAATGAATACAATCAAGAATCCTAAAGATTCAGTGTATTACGGAGTAAAGCATTTAAAAGGAGCTTTTGATGATGCAAAGAAAAATGGTATTACAGATTTAAGTGCCATTGTTCAATCATATAATTTTGGACGAGCTTATCTTCGCTGGTTAGCTTCTAACAATAAACAACATTCATTACCGGTGGCAGATCTGTATTCTAAGACGGTTGTTGCGCCATCACTTGGAAATACAACTGGTGCTATGGTTAAATATAGTCATCCTATCGCAGTTGCGTACAATGGTGGTTATCGATATAAAAATGGCGGTAATTTTTTCTACGCTGAAATTGTTAAACAATATGTAGATTTTAATGCAGGCGGTGTTCCACAACCAGAAGGAATTGGGTTCGCGAAGTCAATATACTGGGAAGGCTATGGTATTAACTATCATGATAGACCACATGGCAACTATCAGGGAAACTTTACAACAGCAGCAGAAGTATTATACTGGGGTGCGTACTGGGGAGAAGATAATGATGTGTGGTTAGATTTAGGTAGAAGCCGTTGGGTAAAAGCGGAGCATTATTATTGGAGACCTTTCAAAGCAATATCAAAATACCCAGAAGGATATGGAGTAAACTTTTACGATGGAATTAACGGTTCATATAAAGGCCGTATCACTTCAAAAGAACCCCTTACAGTATTCTTCCGTAAAGAAGGCTGGATTGATATTGGTGGGAATAGTTGGGCACCTGAGGAACACTTTGATATTGTAGATATTCGATAAAAAAACAACTCTACCAAGAGTTGTTTTTTATACGTAAACTGTAATGTAGGAAAGAAGAATTAGTCATATAAAATAATAGTTTTTCAAGAGTCTTTGGTAATCTTAATAATATTTAACTTATGGTTAAAAGAATAATATTTTGATGGTAGATAACAATGGAGAAATTCTCTGTTTTGTTCGTTTTAAGGTTGGAAAACCTACAATATATCTAAAAATAATAAATATAGACAATATAAAATAGAAAGGAAGATTCATATGGCAACATTTATTTATCCAACAAATACAACGAGAGTAACAAGTGGTTTTAGAGGTGACAGACCAGATCATCATGGGGTAGATCTTGCTGAAGCAGGCTATCATCCGATTTATGCAGCGGCTAGTGGGAAAGTTAGTCGTTCGTATTTTTCATCTAGTTACGGTGAATGTATTATGATTGTTCATAATATTAATGGAGTTACATGGGAAACTGTATACGCTCACATGCGAAGTGGTTCTCGTACAGTTAAAGAAGGCGATTCTGTTACACAAGGACAAACAATTGGGGTTATGGGAGAAACGGGACAGGCTTATGGTCAGCACTTACATTTTGAAATGCATAAAGGCGGCTGGAATATTAATAAGAGTAATGCTGTGAATCCATTAGACTACTTGGGGAAAGGTGGCGCTGTTGGTACACCGCAACCAGAAGGAATTGGGTTCGCAAAGTCAATATACTGGGAAGGTTATGGTATTAACTATCATGATAGACCACATGGCAACTATCAGGGAAGCTTTACAACAGCAGCAGAAGTATTATACTGGGGTGCGTACTGGGGAGAAGATAATGATGTGTGGTTAGATTTAGGTAGAAGCCGTTGGGTAAAAGCGGAGCATTATTATTGGAGACCTTTCAAAGCAATATCAAAATATCCAGAAGGATATGGAGTAAACTTTTATGATGGAATTAACGGCTCATACAAAGGACGTATTACTTCAAAAGAACCTCTTACAGTATTCTTCCGTAAAGAAGGCTGGATTGATATCGGTGGGAATAGTTGGGCACCTGAGGAACACTTTGACATTGTAGATATTCGATAAAAAAACAACTCTATTAAGAGTTGTTTTTTTATTCATAAATTTTGATATAGGAAAGAAGAGGAATAGAAATGAAGAAAATTGCAGATTTATCTCATCACAATGGTTCAATAAATTGGGCGGCAGCTAGTAAAGAGCTTGAACTTGCTATTATACGTGTACAGTATGGATCAAGGACAATTGATACACGTTATAAAGAGTATGTACAAGGTTGTAAAGACTATGGTGTCCCATTTGCACACTATGCTTATGGATGTTATGTAAGTGTTCAGGATGCTATTGTAGAAGCGAATGATTTTATGGCGCGCGCTGACAAAGAAGCGAAATTTTTAGTATTAGATGTGGAAGATGATACATTAGCAAGTTGTGGAGCAGTTAACTTAGCGAAAGCTTCACAGGCATTTATTGATACATGCCGTGCAGCTGGCTGGAAAATAGGTCTATATGTATCACATCACATGTATACAAGCTATGGACTAAATACTGTGAATGCGGATTTCCTTTGGATTCCACGTTATGGAAATAAACCAGCCTATAACTGTGATTTATGGCAGTATACGGAAAGTGGTAGTCTTGCGGGCGTATCTGGTAATGTAGATTTAAATTACTTAAACGGAGAAAAATCTCTTGAATGGTTTACAGGTAAAGGTGGCGTTGTTGGTACACCGCAACCAGAAGGGATTGGGTTCGCAAAGTCAATATACTGGGAAGGTTATGGTATTAACTATCATGATAGACCACATGGCAACTATCAGGGGAACTTTACAACAGCAGCAGAAGTATTGTACTGGAATGCGTACTGGGGAGAAGATAATGATGTGTGGTTAGATTTAGGTAGAAGCCGTTGGGTAAAAGCGGAGCATTATTATTGGAGACCTTTCAAAGCAATATCAAAATACCCAGAAGGATATGGAGTAAACTTTTATGATGGAATTAACGGCTCATACAAAGGACGTATTACTTCAAAAGAACCCCTTACAGTATTCTTCCGTAAAGAAGGCTGGATTGATATTGGTGGGAATCGTTGGACACCTGAGGAACACTTTGACATTGTAGATATTCGATAAAAATTCCAGTAGTAACTGTTTTTGTATTTTATAAAGTTATGACATAAAAGATAGCTTTAGCAAGAATTATAAGACAGAGATAGCTATAAGGACATATTGGTGTTAAAAGATGATAAAAGATTAGAGTCACTCGAATGAGTAATTATTTAGATTAGAAAAGGAGTGAGAATAATAGAAGAGCAGATCTTAAATTCAATGATTCAACAAGGAGCATTCGCAGCGTTATTTGTGTGGATGCTTATTACTACACAAAAAAAGAATGAACAGCGCGAAGAACAATATCAAAAAGTTATTGAAAAAAACCAACAAGTCATTGAAGAACAAGCAAAAGCGTTTAGTTCGTTGGCGAAGGATTTATCAGATGTTAAACAAAAAATTTTGGGACATGGTGATATGAAATAAAGCATCATGTTAAACTATTTATTCCGCAAGCAAGTTCACTAATGAGAACGTAATCGAAATACATCTCTATACTAAGAAAAAAAGCCCTGATACTACGATATCAGGGCTTTTTCGTCATTTATCTACAATGAATTGCAGTGAATATTGTCGTAATTTATGAGGTGTAATTAAGAAGTCATTTAACAAGAATAATTTATGTTGACTCGTTCTGTATAAAGAACTAAAATGGCATTAATTAGAAATGTTTGTATATTTAAAAAATAAAACATATTACTTTTATTTCTGTTTTTTATGGGAATGTCAACTGGAATCTCATTGGTATTAAATGAGGGGGAGAAGTAATGAATAAGGAAATAAATTTAAAAAATCTATTTACTGTTATATGGAAAAGGGTATGGATACTACTGTTGTTTACGACTCTCACAACCGTAGGAGGAGCGATGTATAGTATGTATATGAAAACACCTTTGTATGCCTCCTCAGCAAGGGTTATTGTTCAAGCTAATGCTGAAACGATGAATACATTAAAAGCGATGGTAAATGAGCCTGTAATATTAGAAAAAGTAGCGGCTGAATTAAATATTAACAGATCTGCAGGTGCATTAAGTGGACAAATAAGTATAGAAAGTGTACAAGGCTCTCAGATTATGAGAATAAATGTAGTGGATATTGATCCTGTACTTGCACATAAAATTGCAAATACGACAGCGGCTGTTTATAAGAAAGAAGTAGCAAATATACTAAATTTTAATAATGTGAGTATATTACCAGAAGACCCAGTTCAAAAACATTCGATGCCTATAAATATAAATCACCTTAAGACGATACTAATTGCGTTCTCTGTAGGTATGGTGCTCAGTATCGGTTTTATTTTTTTATTGGATTCATTTGATGATAGAATCAAATCGGAACGACGAATTGAGCAATTGTTAGATGTCCCTGTTTTGGGCGGGATTTCTAAAATGAATAGGAAAAATACGGAAGACAAATTCAGTAAAAAAAATACAGTGGTACTGGGGGATGGAACGGAGTGGCCTACAAAAATAGACGAAAAACAAATAAAGTTAAAGGAGAAAGTATAA